CCGCCAAAGTGGGCTCGGTCTACGTGTACGGCACCGTCGAGGGCTCGGTCGACGTGTACGCCACCGCCAAAGTGGGCTCGGTCGACGTGTACGCCACCGCCAAAGTGGGCTCGGTCGACGTGTACGGCACCGTCGAGGGCTCGGTCTACGTGTCCGGCAAGATCTATTCAAGCAATCCGCTCGAGGCCACCAAGGCCGATCATGCTGCGATCCTGGCTATGGCTACGGTCGATGAGATCCAGGAGCTGAGGAAGGCCTTGGTTGCCGGAAAGATCGACGGCCACATGTACGAAGGCGAGTGCGCATGCCTGGTGGGAACGCTCGAGAAGGGGCGCAAGGATAAGACCATGCCGCACGATCAGAGCCGGCTTTCCGAGAAGTGGTACATGCCGATCTCGAAGGGGCATACCCCGGAGAACAACACCTACGCGAAGCAGGCCGTGGCGTGGATAGACGAGTACCTGTCGGGCTTGAAGTCATGAGGCGGGCACTGCTGATCCTCCTGGTCCCCGCGGCCGCCCTGGCGTACGTGCGGCCAACGCCGCCGCCGGCGCCGCTCCGGGCATTCCTGCCGCGGCCGACGCCTTTCTTTCTCCCGTTCGTGACGCCGACGCCGCTCTTTGCTACGTTCCCTTCGCCGACACCGACCCCCACGGCTCCGCCATATCCCACTGTGGCACCGCCCATAAGCCCCACGCCCACGCCCACGGCGCCACCGTACCCGACGGCCGCTCCGCCGCTTAGTCCCACGCCGACCCCGACACCGCCGCCGTATCCCACGGCCGCGCCGACCAGGGCCCCGACGCCGACTCCTACACCTTGAGCGCCGACAAGATCAACGAGCGGCCGCCGGAGACGTTCCGCAGCATAACCCTGGTCGGGAGCGATTGGCATGAGATCCTGGGCCTGCGCGCGAAGTACATCCCGCGGCAGGTGGGGATCATCCTGACAGCCCGCGGCACGGGATCCCTGGCGCAACGGCTAAGGGATCTGCAGGTGATGTCCGGCAACGTGGATCTTGGTATGCCGATATTGGTCGAGATCGTTACCCACTTCTGCGACGAGGCCCGGGCGAGGCGCACGTACAGCCGGCATTTCCAGGAAGCCGAACAGCATCTCCTGGTTGCGCTCGAGTCCATGAAAAAGGCCGCTACCGCCTACGACGCCGGCCGTAAAGGCACACCTTGACCCTCCTCTTCTCACTCCTCCGGGCCTTCGGCTGGTTCATCGCTGCGATCGTGGCCCTGTGCCTGGTGGCCGGGATGATCGTGAACGAGTTCTATCCTGGCGGCTGCAAGGAGCTCCTGAAGGAAGTGGAGCGGGACCTGGAGGACAGCCTCGAGGAGCATGATGACGCCCGAGAGGACGAAGAGAGGCGCCGGAGGTTCTTCGACAAATGAGCCACTACGGAGACCACGACATCGAGATCCACCTTACCCGGCTGGACTACGACAAGATCATCGAGCGAGCCAAAGCCGGAGACGCGATCGTCCTCGAGCGCGAAGCCGAGATCCTGGAGAATCAGAGGCGCCTGCCTGCCGGCTACGGCGTAGCTCTATTTGTGGCGGCCGACGGCCTCGAGGGCTACATGCCGATGGCCGCAGCGCTGGAGTTTCCGCCGGAAATCCAGCTGCCCTGCAAACCCGGACAGCACCAGCTGGGCATGGAGATATATCCAGCGTCCTACCAGTATGAGCCGAACAAGAGACGGATATACCGCCGCGCGGATCATTTGAAGGGCATCTGCGGCCGGCCGATCTACCTGGAGGTTGCATGAGCAAGATGATCGGAGCGCATCCCCACGTAGCCGGCGGCTTCGCCCAGGGGAAGCGTGAGCCTGGCGTTGGATCCCGGGCGGTTGCCAGGATGGACCAGGAGCGGGCTAAGGAGGGCCGGATCCTGGGCGTGGAGCTGCTCAAGCTCGGATTCGATGTGCCCAGGTTCAAGACCAGGAGGATCCTGATCGACAAAAAGACCGGCGAGGTTTCAGAAGCTCCTCCCGCCGTCCGGACCTGCAGGAAGTGCGGATGCACCCAGGACGACTGCAGCCAGTGCGTAGCCAAGACCGGCGCCCCGTGTCACTGGGTCGGCGAGGACAAGTGCTCGGCGTGCTTTGGTGAGGACGGCGTGGAGCTGCCGGCGGCCCTGGAGGAGAAGGAATGAAGTCCCGCATCGAACCCAAGCTCGAGCCGCTGCGCTGCGCCTACGGGATACAATTTGCCGACGGTGCCTGCCTGGTCACGGATCTCGACACGGGCAGCGTAAGCGTGACCAACGACGCCGAGCGGATCGTGCCGTTCCTGCTCTGGGCCTACGGCTACTACCGCCGGATCATCTACCGGGACTCGGAAGGCCATTGGGACGAGATGAAGCACGATGGCAAGGCCTTCACGGGCTTCGCGCCGATCGACGCCGAGACCAGGGAGAGGTACCGCCTGGTGGACGAATCATGAAGAAAGCCAACACGGTCACTATCAAGGTCAAGCTGGGCGCCGCCACCAACATTGCGCGCGCCGGATCCGGCAAGGATGCCAAGATCGCCAGCTCGACGAATAGCGGCGCGGTCGCCGCGTTCTGTGCCGCCATCGAATATTTCGGGACGCTTCCGCGCGGAGTGAATATCAACGTCCACCTGGCCGAGAAGGGATCTGTCAGCGCGCCGGCAAAGCGCGAGATCTACACCGCGGTCCTCTCCCGAGTATGACGCCCGACCAACTGAGATCCCTGAAGGTCCTCGCCCGGGTCTATTTGCCGACCGGCGCCGTGGGCAAGGTCGACCGCTGGCAATCATCCGTGGCACCACCACGTCGTCCCGAAGAACCATTTCACCACATTAGTACGGTCTTCATCTCGTGGCCGGGAGATAGCCTTGAGAGGAAATCCTACCGGCTCGACGAGCCGGAGACTTACGCCCACCTGTTGCTCAAGAAGCCGACGGTGCCTACCCTCACCGCCCTCCCTAACCCCGAGGTCGAGCACCTGCCCGAGGATCCCGAGGCTATGAGAGATCAGATCCACGCGGTCCTCGCGCGCTTCCCGAAGGCGACCTTCGTTGAGACGATCGGCACGCTCGAGCTGGTCAAGATGGACATGGCCGAGATGCTGAAGAACAGCGGGCCCGAGACGGACAAGCCGAAGAAGGTATGACCGTCGATCCCACCACATCCCTCATGGTCAAGGCCGCGCTCGCGAACATGGTTCGCAAGGGCTGGTTCTCGATCTGCACGATCGACGAGATCCTCGCAGCCACCCGGGCCATTCCCGATCGTGATGCGATGGCCAGGCTCCGGCTCCTTCACTGCGTCAACTTCTCGGACATGGATCCGGAGCTCCGGAAGCAGCTGCCGGCCCTGATTCGCCAGGCGCTCGCCGGCGTCGAGCTGGACGTGGACGCGATCGTGAACCTGAGGCCGGCGCCGCTGCAGCTGGTCGACGTGCCAGGGATCATTGAGGAGGAGGCTCCAAAGGGGTTCTGGAGGAGGCTCACGGGATGAGCCCTCGCGCATTGGAAGCAGTCGTAGGCCTGGTCCTACTAGCGATCCCGCTCTGCGCGGTTGGATACGTCATCTATGAATGCTTTAAGGCCTGCGTGGTCCACACCCGCAAGCACAAGGCCCGTATGGAGCAGCTCGAGCGTGACAGCCTCGAGGTTAAGTTCTGGAAGGCCGAGACAGAGAGGCTGCACGAGATATACAAGCAGGCTCCCTCCTGCCTGGTACGCGAGCGCCTGCGGGACCAAATGGCGGTGGCGTATCGCCGGCATTCGGAGGCCTTCAACGAGTTCAAGACCAAATACGGGAGCCTACTGAAATGAGCGACACCAAGAAGACCACCGAGGACAAGCTGACCGAGTCCATCTGGCAAAACCTCGCGCTCGCCCAGGAGAATCGGAAGCTCTCCGAGATCAACGCGAAGTGTAACCGGTCGCTGTTCGAGTCCCGGGAAGAGCTGGCGGAGCTCAAGAAGGCCGCCAGCTCCGGCAGGAGGGATCGGACGTGAGTAAAAGCATGTCTTGGTTTGTAACATTCAAGGGTGTGGAGCTATGCCACAACTCTCCGCCTGGCGCGGTCAACACCTGCGTCACGTTTCAATTCGAGGATGCTTTTGGGAATCCTCACGGCTACGGATTCGGATTCTATCCCGGCGAGGCAATCGAGGAGAGCATCAAGAAACTGAAGAAGATGCTCGAGCTCATGGAGAAGGAGTCTGCGCAGGGCCCAGCGACGCCCTTTCCGGTAAAATCTATGACGATGACGGCGCCGGCCGTATCCGAGATCGAGCAGGCTTGCATTGCGGCCGTCGACTATGCCCGGCGCCACGAATGCAGTGTCCGGTTCAAGTTCAATGGCGTGTGGGTGTTCGCTCGCCGGATGGATGATCCCGCGCAGCTCGCCGACAAACAACAGCGCCGCCAGGCAATATTGAGGGGCCACAAATGAACCTAATCGGCAAAGCCGGCCAGCTGCAGGCCAAGTTCCGGGCGCTCCTCCAGGATCCCGCCTACCGCGCCCGCGGCCCCTACAAGTACCTCTTTTACGGCCCGGCCGGCACAGGCAAGTCAACACTCGCCCTGGAGATCGCCGCGGCCGTGGATCCGCACAAGTGGTCCACGCTTACCTACAACGGCAAGGAGGTCACCGTCGCCCAGGTGCGCCAGTGGATCGACCAGACCCAGAGCCGGCCGCTCCACGGTGGCAACATCGTCTGGATCATCGACGAGGTCGACCGGGCGAGCAGGGACGCGCAGGATCTCATGCTGTCCTGGTTGGACATCCTGCCGGTCGAGGCCTTCGCGATCGTGACGAGCAACCTGGAGCTCGAGAACCTCCAGGAGCGCTTCCAGACCAGGTTCCAGCAGATCCCGTTTGAGAAGGTCCCGCACCTGGCTATGTCGGCGATGCTCCTGGATCTCGGGATCCCGCTCGAGGAGGCCGAGGACATTGCTCTGTCGGCCGAGGGCAACGTCCGCGCGGCGCTGCTCGACGCCAGGACCTTTGCCGACTTCAATCCCGAGAAGATGATCAAGCCCTTTGGCAGAGAAGTAATCCCTTTCCCGGCCGCGAAAGCATCCGGCGATAACGCATAGGCAGCTAAAACCTACCATGCGACCCTACATGTCTTTCGAGAAGCCACCGCTGGGACGGTCGGGATCTCCTGAGTCCGGAGAAGGGAAAGTCTCCGGGAGAGTCCTCCTGGGGTGCGGCTGGGCGCCCCTGCAACCGTCCTCCAGCCACTTTTTATGACCATCGAGCTCCGCATCGAGCAAACGCTCCACGCCTACAACCATGAGCCCCTGCAGGGGATCCCGCCAAAGAAGATCCTGGTCGGCCGCCAAGAGGCCGAGCTGCTCTTCGAGAAGGCCAGGATCCGGACCGGGACGAAGTTCACCCGCGAGAGCGCCGGCGGCAACCGCCTCGAGTACCATGGCCTCCGGGTCTACGTGGTGGACGAAGAATCCTACCTGTGGTTCGCACCCTAGAGGTCTCACCCCAGCAGCCAGGCTTCCCGCCGGCGGTCCTCGGCTACAAGGCTATGCACCCTGGTATCGGCGTCCGGATCTGTAGCTATTGCCCCCAGAAGGCGGCCGCTGAGAGATGGGCGCATCCCCTTCCAGTGAGCCACGGCGCTTGCGTCGAGTGCTTCCAGAGGGTGATGGGAAAATTGTTGGGCGAACGCTGAAATATATATTGACCAGGTCACCCAAGATCATCCAAAACCCATGTCCGCCGTCATGCAAATCACCGTAACTTGTCCCGACTGGTTGGCAGAAATCATCGAGAAGAAGGCTCAGGAGACCACGCGGTCACGGTCGGCGTACATCGTCCACATTCTCAAAGAGGCCCACATCGTCCGCGCCTCTCCCAAACCAAAACCTTTAGCGCCGGTGTATACGCCTAACGGCCATCGCATCCGGCGCTAAACGATTAGAGCACGTCCAGGCAAGAAGCTGAAATCGTTAGCTCCTCACGGAGCACCTGCAGGCGACTCTAATCGACAATTTCCGAATATGAAAACCACCAATGAAACGCCGGCCCCCGGCGATACCCAGGAATTAGAGCTCGTCCTCGAGGGGACGACTCCTTCAGCAATCGAGGCGCTCGAGCGCGCCTCCTTCGACGTGCAGATATCCACCGCCAAGAAGTACCCGCGCTCGATGGAGACCTTCAAGAAGCGGGCCCTGGACATGGTCGCCCTGGACCAGGAGACGGCCGCCAGCTGCATCTACCGGCGCCCGGTCGGTGGCGGCAAGGTCGCCGAGGGCATGTCGATCCGGATGGCCGAGATCGTCGCCGCCTGCTACGGAAACATCCGGATCATGTCGATGGTCGTCGAGCAGACGCCGCAGTTCGTGAAGTGCCGGTCCGTAGCCCACGATCTCGAGTCTAACGTCCTCATCGCCTCCGAGGTCATCGAGTCCACCCTGGACAAGCACGGCAATCCGTACGGCGCGCGCCAGCGGATCGTGACGGCGAAGGCCGCCCTGAAGAAGTCCCAGCGTGACGCCACCTTCTCGGTGATCCCGCGGGCCCTGTGCAAGCCGCTCATGAAGGAGGCCTACAAGGTTGAGGCCGGCGGCCGCACGATAGAGCAGCGCCGCACGGCCGCCCAGGACTGGATCAAGTCCCTGGGCGTGGACGAGAAGAGGGTCTGGGGTGCCCTGGGTATCAAGGGTGCGGCCGACCTGGGCGACGGCGAGCTGTCGGAGCTCCTCGGGATCCGGACCGCCATCAACGACGGCGAGGCCACGATCGACGAGGCCTTCCCGCTCCAGGACGGCGAGCAGGCGGCCGCAGAAGGCGCTGGCAGGCCCAAGCGCGAGCGCCGGCCCTCCGGAGCTCAAGCTGCCGGCGCCGCGCTCGAGAAGTCCAATGGATCCACACCCGGCGAGCACCCGGATCTCGACGGGCAGAAGGATCCCGAGACCCCTACGGCCGAGGATCCCAAGACGAAGATCACCCTGGCAACGCCCCCCGCGGCCGCGGCGCCTTCTGTCATCAAGTCGCTGAAGGACGGCGAGGAGATCTTGTTCAAGGGCTGCACCGTCGAGAAGGTCGAGGTCGACCTGATCGCGATGGACGCAAACGACCAGACCGGCCAACCGAGTGTCATCGCCAAGATCAGCGGACCGTTCGAGGGAACGGTCTACCACATCGGCGGAGCCACCGTGATCGACATGAAGGATCCCGCGCACCCCAAGCTCGAGGCGGCTCCCTCCTGGAAGTCCGAAGGCCCGGTCAACGTCACGCTGAAGGGCTTGAAGGTCAGCGACGGCGCTGTAATGCCGTTCGTCCAGGAGATCATTGTCGACAAGGCCGCGACGATCGGCCGCAAGATCCGGACTCTGTAATGGCTGACACCCCCACAGCTGACCTGGTGGTCGCCGGCGAGCTGCCGCCGGCGCCCTACATGCTGGCCAACCAGGGCTTCATGTCCACGTTGGCCGCGCGCGAGAGGAAGATCCTCGAGCTCGAGATCACGGACGCCGCCGGCGCCCAGGCGGCCGCGGACCTGCAGAGGCTCATAACGGACGACGGGATTGCGCTCGAGGCGGACCGCGAGGGCCTTGTGGCGCCCCTGGTTGCGTTCCAGCGGAAGATCAATGCGGCCGCAAAGCCTGTCCTGGGCCGCATCGAGACGGCCAAGGCCAGGCTGTCGGCGAAGCTGGCGGGCTGGGCCAACAAGGAGAAGGAGCGCCAGGCCCAGATCGAGCGCGATCGCCTGGCCGAGCTGCAGCGTCTCCGGGTCAAGGCTGAGGAGGAGACCCGCCAGGCGGCCGCTACGGCCCAGAGGGTGCTGGACGCCACCAGGGCCAGGGAAACGGCCGCGGCGGCCCCTATGTCCCCCGCACCGGCCCAGCCGGCCTCGCCAGTGGTGCGCCGGATCCTCGTGGTGGACGCGCCGGCCCCTGCGCCGCTCGCCCCTGCAGTCCGGAGACTGATCGTCCTGGGCGCTCCGCCTCCGGCCCCACCTAAGACCGAGACCCAGGTGGCGATCGAGCGCCTGCAGCACGCGCCGGCGCCGGCGGCCGCTGCCATGCCGGTCGGCGTCAAGTTCGTGACGACGCTCGACTTCGAGGTCCTGGACGTGGCGGTCCTCCCTGAGCCGTTCGTGATCCGGAAGGCCGACGAGAAGAAGATCCGGGAGCAGTTCTGCGTGGGCCATGTGAAGGGATCTCCGCTCCCGGAGCTCGCCGGCGTTAGGTTCACCGAAAACACCCGATCGGTCAGCACATGACCACCCCCGACCCCCAAACGCCTGCGCCGACGAGCGAGGCCCACGAAGGCTTAGCAAGTCACAACATGACCGCCAATGACCTGATAGGTCTAATTCTTGGCACGACCGTGGATTTCGCCACTCATAAGCAGGCATTGGAAATGGTGTGGAAGTACCGTGACGCCCACGTCTCGCAAGCCTGCGCAGCGAAAGACGCGGAGATTGCGCGGTTGAAGGCTGACGCGCTTGCCGAGTTGTTGCCGGTCGAGAAGTACGTCCAGACGATCGCAAACAACATCCCTATAGGGATCACCGTGGCGGTATGCAGAACATGCAGCCTACTCGGTTATGACAAATATCCACCGGAGGCTCTATGAACGAAGAACTAATCAACCAAATGGCCGACGAGTTTTGCCGCTGGCCGCTGCCGGATTCGGTCTGCGCCGACCTTTGCGCGACGATGCGCGACTACAAGCACCGTTCGGGGACCAACCTGCTGACGGTGGTCGAGGCTCAACAGATGATCCGCGAGGTAGTCGGGCCACGCCTCACCGCCGCCACATCCGAATCCGCAGCGTTGAGGCAGCGGGTGGAAAAACTGACAGACATGGAGTTGTACTACGTGGCAGAGCTTGAGCACGCCCGCGAGGCCCATGACGCCCTCGCCGCGCAGGTCGTCAGCTTGCGGGAGGCTGTTGAAAATGTCGTTGAGCATTGGGACTGCGACAACATATCCCCGGTGGGCGACAACGGCTCAGTCGCTTGCGGCGCGGTCGAAGCACTCAGGAACGCCGCCCTCTCCCACACCTCCTCGCTCGACGGCAAGATCGTGGTGGATAAGGCGGAGTGGGGCAGGTTGCAAAAGCTCAGTGAGCGGGAGTTCAAATCACTATGACACACGATGAAATAAGAGCCTACGAGACTATCGCGAAGTGCCAATCATGGATCGAGGAAGCGAAGCCACTATTGGAGCGTGGTGCTAAAGCCGAATCCGCCCTAGCCGCCTTGCAGCGAGAAGTCGCGCTGCTGACGGAGTGGAGGCCGATGGAGACGGCGCCGAGGGATGGGACGCTGATACTGACGCTGAATGACGACGATCAGTACAGGCTTTGTTTCTGGTATAGCGGGCAAGTTGAACGCTATTGGCGAATGCACCACTCATTTGATAGCTGCGTCCCGGCGCGTTGGCTCCCGCTCCCAGCCGCCACGGAAGCGTTGAAGAAGGGGGCGGTGTTGCCATGAGCTACCTGGACGACCTTGGGGAATATTGGGGGTTTACCTTCGAGCCCACTGGACCTTTAGCAACAGCCTGCGCCGAAGTGGACCTCCTGCGAGCCCGAGAAACGGCGCTGGTGGGGCTTCTAACCAGAGCCAAGTGCCCTGATTGCGACGGGCAAGGATTCACCGTCGAGGAAACCGGGGGATGCAGCGAGGACGGAGAGAACGACACGCGCGAGAGCCATCAGGTGCAATGCCAATGGTGCGACGAGCGCAACGCCGCCCTTCACAACGCGGACTCCAGCGGCGGGGGGGAACAGACGTGAGCGAGAAACCTATACTTTTCAGCGGCGCAATGGTTCGCGCCATCCTTGACGGCACCAAAACGCAGACGCGGCGCGTGGTGAAACCGCAGCCATGCGAAGGAGGGCGCGTCCGAAACCTCGTCAATGAGTTCTGGTCTGTGCAGCTCGGAATCTTGGACGGAAACCCGCACGGTGAATGGCAGGACTTCAAGTGCCCCTACGGAAAGGTCGGCGACCGCCTTTGGGTGCGCGAGACGTTCTATCACGAAACAGACTTTCACGGATCGCCCTCTACGTGGTACAGGGCAGACGACGACACCTTCCCGGGTATGTGGAAGCCGAGTATTTTCATGCGCAAGGCTCAATGCCGCATCGTCCTAGAAATCACAGACGTTCGCGTCGAGCGCGTTGCAACCATCAGCGGTTGGGATGCCCAAAATGAGGGCGTAAAGCCAGGGCCCATATTCGACGAAACCGCAGACGAAATGTGGAAAAGCGAATATCGAATCCTCTGGGACAGCCTTAACGCCAAGCGCGGCTTTGGATGGTCCGTCAACCCGTGGGTGTGGGCGATTACCTTCAAGAAGCCACCCACCCCGCCTGATCGCGCAACCGAATGAGGGTATGAGCAAAATAAAACAACATCCTTTCGCCACCGGCTTCGTCGTCGGTTCCTCAATGGTAATCGCGTTTTTGCTGCACCATGCGGGACTGTTCTGTTGGGACGGAGTTGCCATCATTGGCGGGTCTATAGCGATGATAAGCACCCTGTTCGGATTCATCAGTCTAATCGACAAAACCCCATGAACCCCCCATCATCCAAGGGCAGGAGGGCGCGGAGGAGCTGCAAGATGTGGCTCACGAATCACACGATAACCGACCTAAAGACGGGCATCGTTACCCAGCACATCCAAACGAAGCGGGGGGATACGTCGGCTTCTCCCGTGTTAGTTTTGCCGTGGTCACCGCCCGCTCAGGCCGCGCTGGTGGAGAGGTTGCAAAAGGTTATCACGGACAACGTGTCATGCGGCCCAGAGGGCAGCGTCACAGAATTACGTCTCAGCTATGAGGTAGCCCGCGCCGTCTTGAAGGCGTTAGGAGGGGGGAAGTGAGGCAAAAGCCTAGAATCCGATGCAGCCAACTCCCCCAGCTCCTCAGTTGCCACGGCTCGAGGATCCTCATCCCCAGGGTGCGGGCGCGGCCGGGCAAGGAGGCGCTCGAGGGCAAGGTCCTGCACTACCTGTCGGCGAAGCGCCTGGTGGAGCAGTTCGGCGCCCAGGTGCCTCCAGGAGGCCTCGTGGATCCCACGGCGGCCGGCTACAAGCTGAAGAGCAACTCCGCCTGGATCGTCGACTGGTACGTCAACCTGGTGAAGTTCGACATCCCGGTCAGCTGGTCGCTCGAGGTCGAGACCACGCTCGAGTGGGAGTTCAAACATTGGATCTTGGACGGTCATCCGGACGTGATTGGGACATCGGCCGACTCCAAGCGCGGGCATGGCAAGGATCTGAAGACGGGCAACGATCCGGTTCTGCCGGCGGAGTGGAACGAGCAGGTCCTTGGATACCTGGTGCTGCAGGTGATGAACGATGGGATCGAGTACGGCCGCTTCGATATCGCTCAACCGCTGGTCAGCGAGGAGGACGGATATGAAAGGGTCTCCACGCTGGAAAGGGAAGGTGGAGCTCTACGGGGCCTGGTGTCATCGCTTGATGAGAGAGTGTGCGAAGCGCTCCAGGACGCCGGCGCGCTCAACAGCGGCCCCAAGCAATGCAAGTGGTGCCCGGTCGGGATCCAGTGCCCGTCAATCCAAGCGGAGCTCACCCACTTGAGAACCCTCCTTACACCCCAGAACCTTGCCCGGATCCGCGCTGAGCCCGACGACGCGCTGCTCGGGGATATCATCATCTCGGTCAAGACGGTGGAGAAGGCTATCAAGGACGCCGGCGAGCTGCTCAAGGAGCGCCTGGGTGTCGTTGGTACGATCGTAGCCGGCGACGGCACCCGGATCTCCCAGAAGCTCGAGGGCGGCAAGTACAAGGTCCTGGATCCGGTCAAGGTCCTCGAGGAGCTGCTCGACATGATCGACGTCGACCGGCTGGCGCCGGCGCTGCAGTTCTCCCGCGGCCGCATCGAGGACGCGATCGCCGCACAGTTCGACGTGCCCAAGGCCGGCAGCTCGAGCGAGCAGACGGCCGAGATGATCTTTGACGCCCGCATCGGGCCGTATCTTGAACAGGGAACCCGCAGCAAACTTGTATTCCAATGAGCGACACCAAAAGAAAAACGATCGAGGACCAATTCCAGAGCTACGTAGTGCAGATGTTCGGGCCCGCACACCCGATCACCAAGGACGACATGAACGTCATGCGGCAGATGTTCTTCGCCGGCTACCGGGTGTGCTACCACACGATCCAGCACGCGACGGCGCTGCCAAACGACGACGCCGTGCAGAATATCATGAACGCGATCATCGAGGACCTGGTCGCGTTCTTCCCGACGTCGGCCACCCTGGTCAAGAACCCGCTCGAGGTCGACCCCAACCAGTCCGGGATCCTGAAGGGCCCGCTGGGGATCGTCGGCGAGGACGGCCAGGTCAAACCCTTCGACCCCACCAGGAATTGAAGCACTCAGGCATACCGCTTTCCAGCCTCCCTCTCCATGTCCAGGCGAGGATCTTGAATCACGAGAAGGCTCGTGATAAAGTTGAAGTGCAGCCCTACCTGGAGAACAAGCGCCTGAGCCAGTCCCAGAAGCCGGTACTCAATAAGCTCGAGGAGCGCTTCCTGGAGAAGCTGAAGGTCGACTACGCGGATCTCACCATTTACAGCCAGGCTCTCCGCCTCGAGCTGGCCCGCGGCCATTGGTACAAGCCCGATTTCTTCATCCCGGATGCCATCATTCATCTCGGCACCAACCGTAAGTTCGCGTTGGCTTACGAGGTCAAAGGCCCCCACGCCTTCCGCGGTGGATTCGAGAACCTGAAGGTTGCCGCCAGGATCCATACCTGGTGCATGTTCTACCTGGTCTGGTGGGACAAGGCCGCTGGTGGCTGGCAACGGCAGAAGATCCTCCCATGAAACCCATGAGCACCGAAAACCTAGGTTACATCCTCGAGGTAATGACGATCGCGCTTGTCGTATTCGTCATCCTCACGTTCCTCCCGAAGCCGGCGTACGCCCGAGATCTCGATCTCATGCGGCCGGCGCCGGCGTCCTACCGCCTGCTCAGTACCAAGTACCTCCTGAAGGCGATCGACAAGGTCGAGGATTGGGACGGCCGCACTGTCGGCCGTGACGGCGAGCGCGGCCCCTGGCAGATGAAGGCCTCGACCTGGCACCAGTACAGCAAGGAGAACATGCCGTACTCCGAGCGCAGCTGGCGTAATTGGACAGAGGCGCAGCGTGTGCTCCAGGAGCACGCCTCCTGGATCATGGATCGCATGGAGACGCTCGAGACCCCGCGGACCGCCTATATCTTCGCGCTGATCTGGAAGGTGGGCTACGGCAACTTCAAGCGCGGCCGCATCACGGAAGCCGATCGGGACTACGCGCAGCGCGCCGAGAACCTATACCTGGACCCGATCGCCTCGGGCTTCTTCCAGTAGGTGATCCGGCTGTATCTACCGCCCCAGGGCGTCCAGGGCCTTACCCCTGCAGGGCAGCGCCTCATGGGCCTGGAACCGGCCGTCGAGCCGGCTGCGGCCGCGATCGAGGACTTCGACGGCATAGATCTTCCGATGCCCGAGGGCATCGAGATCCGCGACTACCAGGTCACGCAGTTCAACAAGGTCGAGGCCGGCTGGAAGGACTACAGCCGGCAGCTCGGGGAGGCGGCCACCGGCACGGGCAAGACCGCTCTCTTCAGCCTGGTCACCGCGGCCGTCGTCAAGCGCGGCGGCCGTGTCCTCATCCTGGCTCACAACGACGAGCTGCTCGGCCAGGCCCAGGAGAAGCTCATGAAGTTCACAGGCCTCGAGTCGGATCTCGAGAAGGCGGAGAACCGCGCGAGTCTGGACGCTATGGTTGTGGTGGCGTCGATCCAGACCTTGCAGAAGGACGCCAGGCTACTCGGGTTTCCAGACGATCACTTCGCCCTGGTCATCGTGGACGAGGCCCACCGGATCATGGCGCCGGGATACCAGAAGATCTGTTGCTACTTCCACTTTGGGGAATGTTCGCTCGAGGAGTCCTGGCGGATGCCGGAGCCTGGCGTCCCGTTTAAGCACAAGGCGAAGATCCTGGGCGTGACGGCCACGCCGGACCGCGGCGACGGCCGCAGCCTGGGCCGGTTCTTCCAGGTCCGGGCCTTCAGCTACGGCCTCAAGGAGGCGGTCCTGGACGGGTACCTGGTGCGGCCGCTGGTGAAGACGCTCCCGCTCAAGATCGACATGTCCACCGTCGAGATGTCCGGAAAGGATCTCGATGCGAAGCAGATTGCCGAGCGCCTGAATCCGCTCCTGGGCGAGATCGCGCGCCAGGTTGCGATCGAGGCCAGGGACCGGAAGACGATCATCTGGCTTCCGTCCGTCGACTCGGCCAAGCAGCTCGCGGCCGCACTGCAGCGCGAGGGCATGAATGCTACCTTCATCTCCGGCTACTGCGAGGACCGCGCGGAGAAGATGGCAGCGTTCCGGGCCGCGGGCCCTGGATCCGTGGCCTGCAACGCAATGCTCATGACAGAGGGCGTCGACATCCCAGACGTCGACTGCTGCTGCATGCTCCGGGTGACCAAGATCCTGAGCCTCATAAAGCAGGCCTACGGCCGCGGGACTCGAGTGCTCCCTGGTGTCATCGACGGGCTGCAGACGGCCGCCGAGCGCGTGGCGGCGATCGCCGCGTCGGCCAAGCCGAACATGCTGATCCTCGACTTCCTCTGGCACCGTGCCGACCTGGCAAGCCCCGTGGAGTTCGTGACCGGCAGGCCTGAGGTCCGGGATCTCATGAAGGCGGCCGATACCTCCAAGGCCACCGACCTCCTGGATCTCGAGGTCGAGGCAACCAGGGACCTACTGGTAGGCCTCGCCAATGCCGCCAGGAAGCACCAGAACAAGATGGCCCAGGTCTTTGATCCCCTCGCTCTGGCGACGGGCCTGGGAGACACGGAATTGGCCCTGTGGGAGCCTGCTACGGAATGGGACCAACTGCCGGCGACTGAGGGGCAGCTGCGCTTCCTGCATGAGCAGGGCGTCGATACCTCCGCGATCAAGTACCGGGGTCACGCCCGGGCCTGGACGGTCAAGATCCTGAAGCGCCTGGGCGACAACTTGGGGTCACCGCGGCAGCTCAACTTCCTGCGGAAGCTGGGGGTGGCGATGGAGGACGTCCGGGACCTCACCAGGGAGGAGGCCTCGATGGCTACCGAGCTGCGCCTGGCTGACCTCAGGGACCGCGAGCTTACCAGTGGATGAAGGCATGGCCGCCTAGGCCGGCCAGGACGTTCACCAGGTAGATGACCAGAGCGATCCCGATGATCGCCTTGATGACCTTGTCGACGGGCGCCGGGATCCCGATCCAGCCGATCAGCCACACCACCAGGTAGAAGACCACGCCGGCGATAAGGAGCTGGATGAGGAGCGAGCCGACATCTCGGCCGCTGATATCGGCAAGGGTGAGCATCCCCCTTTGTACGCCCGGCCGGGCGCTGGTTCCCTACTTCCGCTGGTCCTTCAAGTCATCGACCTTCTGGTCGACCGTGGCGATCTTCACGTCCAGGGCATGAACGCCGTCGCTGACACCCTTGATGGCGGTGAAGATCCTCTCCTGTAGGGCGGCCGCCCGGGCCTGCTCGATGGCCGACTGGGATAGAAGGCTGGTGTGGGCATCGGACTGGTTCTTGAGGACGTTCACGGCCACCTTCAGGGTGTCCACGTCGGCCTTGGCAGCGACGATCTCCGGCGCGAGGGCCGCCTGCTTCTGGACCCAAGCCTCGGCCCCGAGCGCGAGAAGTGTCAGGAATACCATTCCGACGGCGCCCAGGACCCACAGGAATCCGCGCGATCCTATCATGCGACGAACGACCCCGGCCTCGTACGCCCGTTCCGTGTACGCCCGTTCCGTGGGGTATTGTGCGTGGGAGCGCGACATTTAGATACCCCACCAATGGGGTATTCACCCCAGGCGTGCAAGATGCAAAAACTAGGCGGCTACGTCAAAAGACGTAGTCTCAGGGCATCGCCTCGAGGAGCGCCAGGTAGTTGGGCATGTGATGGCTCGAGGCCCAGTCCGAGGGGATGGGAGGATCCACAAGATCCGGCCGCAGATGGGTCGAGTCGACGACCGGCCAGAAGTCGAAGAAGTGCCAGGGGTAGTTGAGGGTGATCGGCACCCTGGGGACCGCGTCGTTGGGGTTGGCGTAGCTCTCGAGGATCCCGCCGGCGTCCCGCAGAGCATTGAACACCGACTCCCGGAAGGGCTTGTCCCCAGGCCTGGGCGGCGCGAAGAGGATCAGGGCGCCCCCGGAACCCTCCAGGCAGGCGCATGTCGCCGTGAAGGTCCCAAGGCTATGGCCGGTGTAGATGGCCCCCTTGGCGAGCCCAGGATTGGCCGCAATGAAGTCCAGGATGGGGAGCTCAACCCCCGTGGCGTCGTCGACCACGCTCATGCTCTGGAAAAACCGCAGCATGCCCCGGTGGACACGGTCTCCGGGGTTCCAGGGACTCGCCACCAGGAACACATCGAAGTCATCTAACCACTCCACGAAGGATCCCTTGGGGACCAGGGTGCCGTCAAAGGTCCAGAAGACGCGGATGCCGGTGACGCCAAACGCGGCCATGCTGATATGCCCGTGGCGGACCTTTCCAACCCTCGGATCGTCTGCCCAAATAGTGTGGGTCTTGGTCAGCCCAAACTCGCTGAGATCCTGTATACCAGTCGCTAAAAAGCCCGGATCGTAGGCTTTCGCCTGGAGCCGGGCGCAAAGAAGCGTGAGCGGCGATGCCGGCACCTTACGGCGTGGCGAGCAACGTACCGGCCTTCTTGAAGCCTAGCACGGCGTCTTGAAGGTTCGCCCAGGCGATGCCGTCGGCGGGAGTCGGCGGCCGGCTGCCCTGGATATCCCCGAGCACACCGTTGAGCGCGTCAACCACCGACGCATCGGTCGGCGTGGCCGCCTTGTGCTTCGTGGCCTGCGTGATGATGCCGGCGATCAGCTTGTTGTCCGCGGTGGGGAGCGGCGTCTGGGGGAGGGCGGCGAGATCCGTGGCCAGCGTCGAGAGCTGGGCCGCGGTCAGGTCGCCGTTCTGGACGGCATTGGTGGCGGCAATCTCGGAGACGGCCTTGATGGACTCGGCGGCGGCGATACCGGCGCAGCCGACGAGCACGAGGCTCCCGGCGAGGACTAGCATGGTTTTGATTTTCATGAGGAAGGGATCAGGGCGCCTTAGGCGGTACAACGTCCGGCGTGCGCTGGTTGGTGGCCGGCGTGAGGTATTGCTGGCCAAACTCCTTGGCGCCGACCGCGGCCGCCAGGATCTCGAAGCCCTGCTTCTCGGTGAGCACGTTCAACGCAACGAGGACACCAATCACGAAGTAGACGGCCATTGCGGCGATGCGGAGCTGGTTGGAGTTCATGGCTCAGGTCTTGGGATCAGACACGGGAAACTCAGCCTCTTTCAGGCCGCGCACGTACTTGATGAAGTCGGCGATCGTCTCCTGGATGTCGGGCGCTCCGCCCCAGTTGAAGCCGTTGATGTGCTGGAGGAGAAACTGGTAGTCGGAATCCGAGAGCAGGACCCGGGTGCCCTTCTGGTCGATGATCTTCTTAATCGGCTCCCAGACCTCGACGGAGCGGACCACGTCGTCGGTGCCGCGGCCGTTGGCCGGCGCCGTGAGCAGCACCTGGCGCACCAGGTCGGCGTAGTGAACGGGGATCGAGACCTGGTGTCCGGTGGTCGGATCCGTGAAGGATACCGAGAGATCCTTCAGCTCGAGGGCCCGCAGCTTGACCGTATCGGCAGCGCGGGCGGTGAAGGACAGGGTTAGGGCCAGCGCGAGGGTAGCAATATATCGGATCATTCCCGCGATCTATATGGAGGCCGATATATGCGTCAACACCTATTAAGGCCCTGCGGCAACCTGCGCGGTGCGCTCCTGATTGAGCACGGCATTGAGAGCGGTCCACACTTGGGCGTAGGTGAACGTCTGACCGAGGACGGTGATCGTCTTGGAGCCGGTGCCTAGGAAGTCGAGGTTCAACGCCAAGGGCGCCGGGGGCTGCGCCGTGACCACTCCGCCGACTGTAACATCGGTACGGAAGTACTCCGTCGCCGTGAGGGCGGTGATCGCGCCGTTGGTTGTATTGATGTTGAATACGATCTGGAACGGGTAGGCTGCGGACTGCGTGGCAGCTTGCGGCGCGGTGGGGTTGGTGACAGTCGTTTGGCCGGCCGAGGCCAGCGTGGTGGCGAGAAGCGCCACTAGGAGGGCGATGATTTTCATGGCATCAAGGATTGGTTGTGCAGGTCATGAGCGAGAAGAGGGTGCCGCCCACGGCAATCTGAATGACTTGGGTTGTGGACGTCACGAGGGCGGTGCTCGAGCGAAGGGCTCCAAGGTTCCAGACGCCGGCAGCGTTAGTCACGCCGGCGGCCGTGGTGATCGTAGATCCTGCGGTAATCGTGGTACCGCTAGTGATCGTTCCGCCGGCATTCACATTGCCGCCGCCGATACCGACCGACGTTGCCGCCGTGCCGAGCGTCGTTGCCACCACCAGGCCTCCGGTGATCGCGCTTGCGGCGCTGGTCGGGTCCACGATGCCGAGCGTGTGCCCGCGCGTGAAGATGGCGTTGGCTCCTGCGACGGGCGGCGTGGCATAGAGCGTGAAGGTATCGGTGAAGGTCTGAGAGGCTGAGGCGCTGGCGTAGGTGGGGCCCGCAAAGAAGTTCTCGCGCTGGAGGGCAACGGTGCCTGTCGTCGCCCAGGTCCTCGTGCCGGTCACGACCTGCAAGCCTGGAGATTCCGTCGAAGCCGTCTGGGCCGTGTCGGTCGGGATCGTCCATTTGATGTAGGGAAGGACGCCGGAGGTCCGGGCGGTCTGGGTTATCGTCAGGGCCGTAGTTGCTGCTGCTCCTGTGATCGCCGTCGCCCCTGCAGTCAACGCTCCAGTCGATGTTACCGTTGCCCCCGTAATCCCGCCTCCTGCGTTGATGTTGCCCCCGCCAATTCCGACGCTCGTGGCCGTCGTGCCGAGCGTGGTAGCGATTACGACGGCGCCCGTGATCGACGAAGCCGCCGACGTAGAATCGACAACTCCCAGCGTGTGAGACCGAGTAAATACCGCATTCGACCCCTGAATCGGCTTGTCCCAATAGGTGTTGAAAACATCGGTGAAGGTCTGAGAGGCTGAGGCGCTGGCGTAGGTCGGGCCGGGCCAGTAGATTTCGCGCTGGAGGGCAACTGTGCCCGTGGTGGCCCAAGTCCGCGTCCCGGTGACGCCCTGAATCCCAGGCGACTCCGTGGAGGCGGTCTGGGCGGTGTCGGTCGGGATGGTATATTTGACGTAAGGGAGCACACCGGACGTGCGGGCCGTCTGGGTGATCGTTAACGCGGTCGTGGCCGCGGCACCCGCGATGGACGTGTTGGCGAGCGAGGACGCGCCGCCGGTCGCAGTCAGCGTCGTCCCGATGTTGACTGCGCCGCTGATGCCGACGCCCCCCGTGACAACGACTGAGCCTGTGCCGGTCGTCGTTGAGGCGGTGCCGCTCGTGAAATTCGTGATACCTGCAAGGGTGTTCGCGTAGGCATCCTGCTGGTAGAGGCCGACGTTGCCGCTGGGGAGTGACGGCGTGACTGCGGTGCCGAAGATGATGTCAGCGTTGCCGGTGCCCCCTCCGGTTTGCGTGGCGACAGCGATGCCGACGGCGTTCGTAATCGTCCCCGTCTGCGCGCCGATATAGGCGCCGTAAATTGAACCAAAGGTACTTGTTAATGCCCCGCTCGGATTGAAGAACCCAATTAAATTTGTGGTCGTTAAACTGCTACCAAACGCAAATACGGCGACTGAGGCCGCTGCCATCGTGACGGTGCCGCTTGCCGCGCTATTTGATCCCACCCTGGCTACAACCGCGGCCATTCCCAAACTAGAGGAATTAAAGGCTCCAGCTGTCCAATTCTGGGTGTTCGTAGACGCAGGAGCCGCCGTGAATAAACCCGCATTAATGCTCCCGGTGAAACTAGAAACAGTGGAAGAATTGTTAATAGTTGCTGAAAGCTCGTTGGTCGTGCCACTGGTTACCGTCAAGACGTCAGTTGCGGAGATCGTGCCTGCCGAAATAGTCAGGTTCCCGGCGGTGATCGTCTCATTGCCGGACGTGATGCCGACATTCCCCGACGACACGGTGAGCCCGCTCGACGCTGACAGGCTCGTGAACGCTCCCGTGCTCGCCGTCGTCGCTCCTACAGCCATGCCGTTCAAGCCGGTCGACGTCATAGTGCCGATGCTCGTTGCGGCCACTGTGAACCCTATGCCGGGGTTGGCCCAATAAAGGCCGGTCGTCGTAGCTCCGGCAAATACACTGGAAGGCGTCGTGCTGCCGCCGTTGGTGTGCTCTATCAGTCCGGGAGCGAGGAGTGGCGACGCGAGCGCGAGCGTGACCGAGCCGGTGGAACCAGAGGCGGTAATCTGATTTGCCGTCCCGGCGATCGACGAGACGCCCGTGCTGGAGGTCAGGTAGGTGTTTGTATCCAGGGAGAACGTGCCGGCCGCGCTCATCTTCACGAAGGACAGGGAGGCGTAGGACAGGCCGGCGAGGCTGGTCAGGTTCGTGGCGAGGGGCTGGTAGGATAGCGACGGGATGTCCGCAGCTTGTAGAAGCCGGAAGCTGTATGCTCCTGTGCCGCCGCTGACAGGGCCTACCAGGACGGCATTTTGAGCAGCGGTGGAAGCGTTGAATGTCAGTGCCGGCGCCGTCGTGGGATTCGCTACGCTAGTAGTGAAGAGCGGAGACAGTGTCCCGGCCGAGAAGGTGTTCACGGTACCGCCCCCTGGAAATCCCAACAGTGTGGCGCCTGTGAAATCAACCGTGGCCCCGACGCCAGCCTGCAGGCCCGTGCCGCTGGGCTGGATGACGATCGGCCCGTTGAGTACGTTCGTACCCGAGGCCTTGGTGACGGTGATCGGGACTACAACCTGGGCCCGCGCCACGCAGGCGCCCAGGAGCGCGGCCGCTGCTATCCGCAGCCAGCGCATTACTGCCACCTAACCGCCAGGATATTCGCTGCCGTGACCTGGATGTTGCCCGCCGGCGTTGCGCTCACCTGGCCGTAGATAGTGAGGATGTCCAAGCCGTTCAGGTAGACGAGGACCGGCGGCAGCGTGATCGCCCCGGCCGAGTCGGTGATCGTCGTGATCGGACCGATAGGATTGGAGACGCCGGTGCCAGCGATCGCGCCGATCGTGTTGTTCGTTCGGAACACCTGGAAGGTCTCGAACTGCTGCGCGGCATAGGTGGCGGCATTCTTGTAGGTCACCACCGAGGCGAAGACCCAGTACCAACCGGCGTCGGTGTTTCCGATCTGGATCACCGGGCTTGTGGTGCCGCCGACGATCGCGGCGTTCGTGACGGTGAGATTGTAGGCCGAACCCCCGAGGCGCTGCGTGTAGGTGTCGATGAGGTTCTGCGGCAGATAGGTGTCCTCGTAGACGCCGTCCGAGTCGAAGGTGGCCATCTGTCCCGGGTTGAGGAACATCGACGTAACCGCGCCGGTCGAGTAGATCGGGCCGGAGATCGTATCCTGCTGCTGGCTCTGGTTCTTGACCTTGACGGCGGAGCTTCCCACCGGCTGCAGGGGCAGGATAAAGGTGACGGCGCCGGAGCAAGCCGGCGTGACCACGGCGAACTCGCCGGCGGTCAGCGGGTACGTGCCGCCGGTTGTTATGTTGACCGGGGTGAGCTGCGCGCGCGCCGGCGTGACCCAGGCGCAGAGCAGGACGACGAAGAGAAGCAGGAAGGACAGGAGGCGATTTTTCATGGGTGGAGGATGGTTAGGCGATGACGAGCTCGAAGTAGACGGGAGATGCGGGGGCGTTGCCGACGGCGCTTCCGTCCGCGTCGATAGTGGAGGCGGTCATGGACATACCCGCCTGGCCGTAGTAGTACGGCGTGAAGAGCATCGGACCGATCAGCTGGTTCGGGGGATTCGACGTGCCAGGTATTTCTATACGGCCGATCGGGATGGATCCGGCCTTAACCTGCTCCGCCGGCAACGCGAAGATGTTGATGTATACGGCCGCGGCATTCAGGTTCCGGAAGAGATAGGCGTAGATCGAGATCTCCTCCTGGTCGTTGCCGATATTCAACGGGGCGCCGCCGAGTCGGCCCTGGTCGCTGGAGCGCTGCGTCCTATAGCTCGGGTTGCCACCCGTCGGCGTGAACCCGATGTAGGACTTGACCTGGTTTTGCGGAGGGGTGCTCACGATTTGCGTCCTAAGGCCTGCTGGGTTTGAGCCTCAGCTGCGGGCCTGGTTCGTTTTAGGAGATTGGTTAGGAGCTTTTCTGGAAGGAAGTCTTCCTCGAGGCGGCCCCTTGCCTGCCTCAGTCCGTCGACTTCGCTGATCGGGGTCTTAGGGTCGAGGATGATCGCTGTCAAATCAACAAACGCAGCCTGGGCGGTGGCGCTCACGAGCTTCCAGCCGTCGGAATCCTTGAGCTTCTGCAGCTCGGCCATGTCCTTCACGTAGTCTCGCTCTTCCTTCGGTGTGCTCATTTCTTGCCTCCGGCTTCAGGGGGTTGAGGGATCGGCACCCCGGAGTTGGGATCCGCGGCGCCGGCGGCGACAGCCACGGCCTTGTGCAGCTGACCCTCGCCGCCGCCCAGCATCGCCGGATCCACGGGCAGCGCCGCAGTGATCGGTAGCAGGTCCTCGGGATTGTCGTACCCCAGGTCGCCCAGGATCTCCACGAGCAGCGGCCGCATGACAAGCCGGACCTGCGGGTTGATCTGCCCAAAGTATTTCTCCTGGACGTCCAGGGCGGTCTTGGCCCGCTCGATGTCCTTCTCCTCCTGGTTCTGGCCCATGACTATCGAGACGTGAATCGTCAGCTGCTTGATGTCGATCGCCTGGATCAGCGCGCTCTTGCGCTGGTCACCCTCGGTGTACTCGTAGGTTTCCTTCTGGTTCTGCGGGAGCGTCTGAACGGTGATGAGGACGAGCTTCGTGATGTGCTCTTCCCAGGATGAGATCAGCCGGCGGATCCAGCGCCGGCCGAGCATCGAGCTCTCCGCAAGCGTCTTCTGTATCCCGTACTTCGTGGCGTTCGTGTTGACCGCCTGGTAGTCGCCCTGGGCCAGGTTCGAGATCCCGAGCCACAGCTGCAGCCAGTACACCAGGTACTCGAGGATCATCTGGCTCCGGGCGTTGGTATCCGGGACTGTGGCGTACTCGAGGAGCTCCTTGATGTTGCGGCCCTTCTTCAGCTCCCAGTATTTCGTGGGATCCGCGCCGATGTCCCGCGGCTCCTCGACCGCGGCGTTCGGATCTCCGCCCTTCGGGGGGTTGGCCTGCTGGATGGCGCGGAAGAACTCGCCGTTGAACAGGCGGTCGATCGACTCGAAGATAGGCTTACCCACCTGCCAGATGCTCTTTCCCCACCAGCGCTTCGGCATCTTGCGGATAGCCGTGACCGTGTACGGCCGCTTCATGTCCGGGCAGACCTTCGCCAACCACTCGTAGTACACGAGCACCTTGGTCTCCACGTCGTACCAGCAAACGAAGTCCTGGGGTGGCAGTGTCCCGTTGCCCATTACGTCACGGCGGATCCAGCACTCATAGACCTTGCGCACGGGATTGACCGTGTCGTTGGCCACCGGGGTAACGGTGCCGGTCTGAGTGCTCTGGGTCGGGCTGTCCTTGGCTGCCTTCGACGTGGTGTCGCCGATGCTGAACTTGCCTACGAAATCCGCCCACCTGAGGAACGGTCTCTCGATCCAGTTATTTTGAAACCAGTTGAAGTCCCGGTCCTGGATCTCGATCACCGTGTCCGCCGCATCGAAGGACTCGGCATCCATCGGGGCGAGCATCCGATCGTAGGGTATGTTCTCGCTCTTCGCCCCGGTGTAGATGTTCTCCGTCCGCTTGAGCCCCGCCGGCGGCTTGTCCCAGTAGTGCTTGGACTCGTCCATGACGAACGTGGGATCCGCGTTGAGATGGAGGCGCTCCTCAGGCTTCGCCCCGAAGGCGCCGCGGATGCCGCCAACGGGATCCAGCTGCGGCGTGAATCCGTCCTCGTCCTTGATTATCGGCCCGTGATTCAGGATCTCGATCGGCTGCCTCGTGTTCCGATCGTGGAGGACCTGCTTGTCGTGGTCGATCCATCCGATCGTCTCCCGCTTGAATACCGCCTTCAGGAAGCTCGCGCACTGGATGAAGGTGGGGAGCTGGTCATCCTGGAGGGACTCGTGGACCCGGCCCATCTCATCGAGCTTCCAGTTGAAGTACCGGTCATAGGCCATCGCCCGATCCTGGGATCCGCCGACGGCGTCGAAATGGAAGTAGGGCTTGTCGCCAGTGGTCGAGTCCTCGGAGCGCGAAACGAAATGCTCCATGATCATCGCGTACACCGGCACCGGGATATTCGACAGGCTGTAGATCTCCTGGTTGAGCGAATCCCGCTCCTTGACCTCGAGGTTGTAGCGCTTCCAGGCCTGGGCGTCCAGGACCAGGCGCTCGAGGTTATCCTGCTTCAGCGCCTCGTACTTGTTGTCGATGAACTGGGTCAGCCGATTCTCCTGCTCCTGGTTCAGGACGAAGTTTGTCGTACGGGGCATCGGATTTGGCTTACGCTATTGGCCAGCAATTTCAAGCCTAAGGGGTGCCGGCGTTCTCCAGGTTGATCCGGGCGGCGTACCTGGCATCTCGGACGATCTGGTCCACGCGCTCCTGTGCCCGCTTCTGGTCCATGCCATTCAACTCCGGCATGGCGCCGCGGATCTTCTCGAGGATCTCGGCGCCGGCCTCCTTCTGGTAGCGCTGGTACTCGGCCGCGGTGGCCGGGCGTTTGGAGTTGCCCGAACCTATCGACGGCCGCGGCTCGTTCGTGATGAAGACCCCTTTGTCTGACAGGGTCTTTGCGATCCCCGGTACCTCGAGGCTCATGAATCTCTGGATAGGGCTATAGGTCAGCGGCTCGCCTGTGGGCCCGAGCTGCTGCTCGCCCAGGCGCCGGGCAAACGGGACCTGGCTTTCGAGCTGCCCCAGGCGCCCGGGCGTGGGATCGTACTCCTTCGGGTCGAAGGCCTGGTCGATCTCCATGAGGCCTTTCGGCAGGACCGTCGACGTTGCCGTGCCGGCGAGGAAACGGTTGAAGGTTGCGACGCTCGAGCGGCCGCGGATCCCGTCGAGGAGCTGGGACATGCCCTGAAGCATCGGGAGATCCAGGACCGAGAATCCAGATCGCATTCCGGCCTGAGCCAGCCTCGAGCCCATGAGGTAGTCCGACTGCGGCGTCTCCTTCTCATAGCGGTACATGTCCGCCACGTTGCCGACAAACGACAGCGGGATCATGAGCGGGCTATGCGCGTAGCTGATATAGGGCCCGCCGGCGACACGGAAGCTATACGGGATCCAGCCGGCCTGCTGCAGCTGCTTGCGCTTGTTCGGCTGGCTGGGCCCGCGGCCGGTGACATCGAAGTGCCCGTCGTTGCTCTTGTTGACCACGGCCGCCACCAGCGCCCCCATCATGAGGGATCCCGCGGTGCCGCGGATGAGCATCTGGTTTCTCTCCTGGGTAGTCGGCGGGATCCTCTCGCCGGTGCCGGCATCCCTGGTCCCCATGAGCGCCCGCTTGATCCCGATCGGAGTGTATTCCGCCGACATCGAGAAGGCGTTCGTCGGGATCTTCATGAAGAGCATGAATGGCTTGAGGACCGGCACGCCGGCGATCGTGACCTTTGACGCCAGGTCGCGGCCGCTGCGGTAGATCACACCCTCGATGCCCTTCGGCTCCTGCTTGAAGACCGTCTCCTCGGCAAACCTCTGACTCTGATCCGAGGCCTCCGGCGCGTTCTTGACCCGGTGCTGCTCAACCAGGCTGCCGACCCGCAGGCCCACGTCGTCGCCAGTGAAGCCTTCGCGCTCCGCCTGCAGCCGGAAGTTTTGGAACTGGTCCGGGGAGATCCCGAGCGTATCGCGCACCTTGCGCCGGAGCTCCGCTCCGCGGTACCCATCCTTCTGCAGGAGCTTCGTGGCCACCAGGCGAGCGTAGGCCTCTCGCGCGGGGTAGTAGAAGATCGACTCGATCGCCTTGTAGATCCGGGGGACGTACTTGTGCGGGAGCGGAACGCGGCCGCCGGTCAGGGGTAGATTCTTCCCCTCGAGGCCGCTGAGATGCCAGGGATCCGAGCCGGCCGATCGGTACCCGCCCATCTCTGGAGAGTAGCCGGCGCCGCCCTTGCCGCGCTGGATCACGGACTTCGCCTGCTCCCATCCCATGCCCATGCTGTCCAGCCAGGCGTGTACGACAGTGCCGGCGTCCAGAGGATTCGCCAGGGCGGCCGAGCCGACGCGCGAGATCGTGTTCGTCACGTCGGCGATCGACTTCACGGCGATCGTCTTCGAGAAGAGGAGATTCGCGTAGAGCATCGAGAACCCGGTGTCTATCGCATCCTTCCACTTTCCCGGCCGCTGCAGGTCTCGGAGCTCCTTGGCCAGGTTGATCGTCGCCCGGGCCTTCGCCGCGACATTCGGAGCGGTCTCGACCTTGTCTGCCAGCTGCCCCAGGCGATCGAGATCCGCGCTGTCCACGTGAGGTAGGCCCAGCTGCTTCGCCACGGCGTCCCTGGCCGTGGCCTCGGTGAGCGCGCCCAGGTTGTTTAGATTCACCGTCTTCTCGAGCGTGGAGAGGATCTTCTTAGCCCGCGGAGTCTGGGCGCGCTCGATGAGCTGCCAGATCGCCTTGGACCTGGCCGCCTGCGTGAGCTCGTCCATCCTCTTCTGCAGGTCATCGGCCAGCATGTGAGCATCCTCCGGCTTCAGCCTCAGGCCGGTCACGAGAGCCTCCGCAAGATCCCGGTTGACTCGGTCCGCCTTTGTCCAGTGTGTGCGGGCGATCTTCGCTACCGAGGTCTGCATTTCCTCGTGGGCCTGGCGTGTGACCTGGTCGAGGATCCGATTGGAGTACGGCCTCAGATCCATGTTGCCCAGCTCCGTGTCGATCAGGTCGACCGGCGGGCTGCCTTCACCGAAGCGATCGACGAACTCCTTGCGCACCGAGTCCACCACCTGCTTGTACTTCTCCGGGTTGCGCATGGCTTCGGCCAGGATGGCGAGCGGCGAGGCGGACTCAACCGGCTCCTTGTTCGGGAGCAGGCCTTTGATGCGGCCGCGGATCTCCTCAACGATGCGCTGGGTGAACTCCTGCAGGGGAGCCTTATCCTTCGGGGGCTCGGCCTTGGACTCCACGAGATCCGCAAGGCGCGTGGCGGCATCCTCCCGGTACTTGTCCCAGATCGGCCCGCTGAGTTTCACCTTTGCGATCCTGGGCTTCACCGCGGCGATCGCCGGGTCCACGGCGCCGGCGTTGATATCGTTCGTGGCCTTCGCGAAGTCGCCGGCGGCCTTCTGACCGTCTTGGCCGAACTCCCCTTGCTGGCGTCGATCGGTCTGGTCCAGGTACTCCTGGGTGACGCCGGCGCGGGTGTTCTTGTTGAGCTCCCCCAGCATGGAGATCCTCTGGCCGAGGCCAGTATTCTCGACAGCCTCGCTCGAGCTCAAGGCCTGGCGGTCGCGGATCGCGGCCGCGCGCTCCTCGGGTTTCTTGGCCTCCCGGATCCGCTTGTCGGCATCGGCCGCGAGCTCAATGAAGATACCACCGCGGATATCCTGAGGCAGCTGCGAGTCCGGATCCCTGGACATCTCCCGGGCCTTCTCCGCGCCACTGAGGTCGATCAGGACCCGCGCGGCCGCTCGAGCCTCGCTCTTTGCGCGCACCTGGTAGGTCTGCCGATCGACCGTGGGATCCACGCCGGCGGCGCGCTGCCCTTCGCGCTCGGTGTCCGGTGTGCTGCGGAAGCGAGTCCCATCTTCTGCAGTCGGCCGCGGCTTGGGATTGTCCGGTACCTCAGCGCCGTTGGCCTTCACCTGGGCCCAGATCTTCTGCAGGGCATCGGCCGTGAGCGTCGGAAACTCCTTCACCATCTCCGCGGACCAGGAGGCGAAGTCACGGATCCCGCGCTCGATGATCGCCGCACCCTTGATAGCGAACGCCGCGATGTACTCGGGATCAATGCCGCCGGACACCTGACCGGCCTTTGACTTGATGACGTCGTCAGCCCAGGCCTCCGCGGCCCGGCCAGAGACCAGGCCTGGGAAGGCGGCCGTCTCGCTCCTGGGGTCGAACATCGGATCCCGGGTCTTGGCTACCAGGTCCTCCTGGGTCGGCCAATGCAGCCAGCGCTCGAGGTCGGCCTTCAGCTTGTTGATCCTGCCCTGCACGGCCGCCGGATCCTTCACGTCGACCCCGAGCTTCTTCGCCATGACGGGATTCCTGGCGGCGCCCTGGGCGGCCGAGATCTGCTCCCGTATGGCCTGCTGGGCCTGCTGGGCGCGCTTGGCCTGGGCCTCCATCTCCTTCATCGCCGAATCATCGAAGGCGAAGAGATCGCCGCTCTCAGCTCCCGAGGATCCACCGGAGCGCAGCCGGGCCGCCTGGACCAGGTTCTCAGCGAAGGCGGCCGACTTGCCCTCGAGGACCGCCCTGGCGCCTACGCCCTGGAGGCCTGCGTCACCGGGCGCGGCGCGGGAGATGGAGCTGGCTGCGTCGTCTGAGAGGCGCTCGGCCTGATGGAGAGCAAAAGTGTCCTCGCTCGAGTCTCGCGCAATTTGAAATCCGGTCTTGCCCTTTGTTCGCGCCAGAAGTCCGCGGGCTTGGGCATCCGCGTCGGTGATGCCGGAGTGCCTGAAGTAGCTGGAGTAGTCGGCGATTGATCCATTTCCGTCCCGTATATTTAGCTCCGCATCCAATCGCGCGGCCGACATCTTGTCAAACCCCTCGGACTCCCTATATATCTGGACCGGCAGGGTCTTCTCCCCTGTCCGCAGCCCCAGGTCAAAACGGTGCCTTCCGGAGATGACCTCGTAATCCCCGTTCAATCGCTGCCATACCTGCAGGGCCCCACCGCCGCGGCGATCGTAGGATCCTGCCAGCGGCTCAACAACTCCCCGCTCATTGGCGTTCGCCTTGAATTGGGGTACGTCCTTCGAGAGTTTGAGTTTCTCGACAGGGAACTCGACGACTGGAACCCCGCCGGCTACGCTCCTTGGTGATATCCCAGGAGCCCCGCTTACTGCGCCGGATCGGACGTCGGATCGTTCTGAAGCGTCGAGGCTGCCCGGCCCGGCTGCTGGCCCTGGTTGAAGTACCCCTGGGGTCTCCCCGTGTGGGCCGCCTGGAACGCCGGCGTTCCCTTCGCTGTCGGGTTGACCGCGTGCCGATCCACCGGCGCGGCCGCCATCGTGTGATGCTTCACCGCCGCCTTGAGTGGGTGCTTGTGGTGCATTTGCCGGAGGCTGGTCCGCTGGCGCGGGCGTGTCAACGCCAGGCGCTACGTCGCCGGCGGGACGATCACCTGGCGCTCCGGGTACGTCGGGGACGGATCCTCCAGCGTTGCCTTGTTCAGGCTGTCCAGGAGCAGCTTCCCGAACGGGTCTAGCTCCGAGGTATGTTGCTCGGTCGGCGTCGGAGAGGCCTGGGACTTCAGGATGGGATCGGGCACGTTCATAATACTCTTCTCGGGATGGCCGGTCAGCCACCAGCTTCCTTACGAAGTCGATCGGGCTATCGGCAAAGTCAGCCTTACCCTCTCCGCGGCCATTGTCAAACGCCCGGAAGCTCACGTTGGGGTTGTCCTTATATTTATCGTAAGCCTGAAGGAAGTTATCGGCCGAGTTGAAATGCCCCTTGGCGACGACGTCGGCCGGTACGATCGGCTGAGTGGCCCCATCCTTGCGCGCGCGCCGAAACATACCGCCGATCGCATCCTCGATGGGACGGTGGATATAAGTGAGCGCTACCGGCTTTCCCGTGGCCACCGTACGATCGAGACGGTCGAGGGAATCTTTGCTCGAGAACAGGCCGTCGTAGATGAGGGTGTTGGGCGCGGTTATCTTCGCGAGCATTCCTGACTTACCCGATCCGGATCCTCCGGCAAACATCTCAACCTGTTTGGTGGTCTGGTCTGACAGGGCTTGGGTGTAAGCCTTCTCGGTGATCTCCGAGGCTACACCGTTGGTGGCCGTGGGGTTCATCGGATCATAGCCAGGGATGATCCTGCGGGCCACGTCGGTTGAGATATATTTCCCTCCCTTAGACGCGGGCAGGCCCTTGTACTGCTCCTCAACCGGCCGCGCGTCCGCCGGCCCGTTGTATGATCCGGGCCGGCTGCTCAGGTCATTATGGGCTTTGCTCAGGTCCGGGATCTCGTTGCCGTTACGGAAATAGGCGGCATAGGCCTTCTCGGGGCCCAACTGGTCGACCAGGCCCTTCCAGGCCGGCAGGCTGATATTCGGGCAATCAATCTTCGCCATCGTCTTCCTCTCCTTCAGGTGGATCGTCGAGCAAAGGCTCTAGGCAGCCGTGCAGCCCTGTCTCGCTGGGATCCAGGGATACCTCTACTTCAGGTAGGAAAAGCTCGGGCATTAGAAAATCTTTAGCCCTATCTCATTCGTTTTGTCCATCTCCCCTTGAGCGTCGGCAAAGGCGTCCGTGCGAACCTTGATGCCGTAGCCCTCGATCGTGTCGGCGATCTTCTTCACGTCGGCGATCGCGTCCTCGATCGTGTCACCCCAGCCCACGACGGCGCCGATCTCCTCGAGCTGGTAGGTCTGGGGGACGATGTAGTAGCGGCCGTCGATCTTGCACCCGCAGTGCAGCTTGATCCGCTTGCGGTGCTGGGACGGGAAGTCGATCGGCTGCCAGTTTTTGTCGACAGCCCAGCTGGACTTGATGATCGCCTCGACGCCGAACTTGGCCGCCGGCCGCGCCAGCACCATGATCCCGTTGGCCGCCTTCCAAACGATCTCCGGCATGTTGAGGTAGAACTCCGCGAAGAGCTCGCTGGGAGGAGACGGCAACCTGCAGGTGGCGTCGATCATGTGCGGCACCAGGTCCTTCCCGATCCGGTTCTCTGTGGAGATGGATCCCTTGTATCCGTACTTCGCCAGGATCGGACTCATCTTTTCGTTCCACCGGCGGACCGGCTCAGGGATCTCGGCCCAGGGCTTGAACACCCCGACGTAGCCGGCGTCCTTGACCTCGATACCCAGGAGCACCTTCTCCGGCCAGGCGCCGTCGACCGTCCAGGCGTCGATGCCGATCTCGATCCGGTCTGGGAGATCATCCTCGACGATGAAGTCGATCTCGTTCTTCAGGGGGCCGATGTCCATCTCGACGCTGTCCAGGAGCGGCTCCACGTTCTTGAAGTTGGTAACCATGAAGGACTCGAACGTCCCGCGGTACCGGCTCACCTTGACGTGGACGTCCTTCTTGTCCTTCAGGTACGCCCGGAGCTCATCCAGGCCGCGCACCACCTTGTACTTGTTCACGGGAAGGCCCACGCGCTGCATGGCCTTCTTCGTGCCGGCACGCTCGAGCTCGAGCTCCTCACCCATCCTTGACCCCCAGACCTTCTTGCCCAGGCTCTCGAGATGGACCTGAAGCGGCCCAAAGTGAATGTCAGTGACGACGAACAGGTCGATCTGGTTAAACTCCTCGATGAAGGGCGTGTCCACCACTTCGATTCCCTCGAGCCCCTTTCCGATCGTGGCGGCGTTTATCGTCTGAAATGCGCCGCCGCTCGGAGGCGTGTAGTAATACACCTTCGCAAAGTCTCGCGCTAGGCGCACGGCGAAGTCGGGGTGCAGGCCCCCGTCAATGACCATGCAGACGACTTGTTGGACATCCTTCATCGAATGACCTGTAGCGCCTGGAGGCCGGAGTCCTGGACGGCACGAACGACCCAGGGGTTGTCGTCGAAGATCGCCGTCGCCCCGATCTCCCGCATCTTCCGGACCTTGCCGATACCGACCATGTAGTCGAAGCGGGGAGCGTCGGCGGGGACGATGATGCCGTCCTCACTACCGTATTGATCGAAGCCGATGATGTTAGACCAGGGGATCCCGCTTTCCGCCAGGCGATCCTTTCCCTCCTGAGAACGGACGGCATCATTGGGACCACACCACGAAATGATGGAAACCTTGATGCCGCAAAAGCTGAGGTTGTCCGCCAGGAACCACATGAGCGGGCGATCACTTAGGACACCACCCCAGTCGAAGGCTATATGTTCGGATCCGTATTTGTCTTTCATGCGATTGAGAAGTTGCCGCGGCCGAGCTTGGAGCAGTAGACCCGGCGCAGGAACTCGTCGGCCGTCTCGAAGACGTCGTGCTGGCCTTTGGCGTGGTAGTCCTGGTCGAAGGACTCGCGGGTATCGTAGCCGGCCGCGCGGTGATCCAGGGTCCCAGGAGGCTCTGGAGGAGGCGGAGCCTCGGCATCTGTGGCCTTCTTGCGCAGGGCCGAGATCCTCGAGCCGAGCTCATCGTCCAGAGGCACGGACGTATCCGTAGGCGGCCGCGGCGCCGGCGGAGGCGTTGGTGTGCCTATATCTCCCGGAGGCTTCGCACCACCGCCCGGGCGTGAGGGCTGATCGCCAACCGCGGGATCTCCTGCAGGGCCCCGGATCTCGCCTACCATCCCATGAGCCGTTCCGGCCGTGAAGACCGCGCTGGCGATGGTCTTCGTGGCATCGCCAGCCGCCTTCCGCAGCGAGACGTTGGGATCGTGGATATCCTGGATGAACTGCTTGCCTCCCTCGTAGGTGCCTTCGGCCATCTGTTTCGTGAACTCAGCCTGGGCGGCGATCAGGATCGCGCGCGCCGGAGCGTAGCCTATTTTCGCGGCCCGTCCGAGCACGCCCAGGGATCCGATCAGCACCGCATTGGACGGCGAGGTTAGGCCGCTGGCGACGTCGGACAGACCGTCGACCGCGCCTTTCGTGGCGGCCATGAGCTCCGAATCCGAAGCGTTATCCTTCAGGTGCGGGATCTGGAGTGCCGGCTTGTTGGCTGCGTCGATCACCGCGCCCTGGTGGCGGGCATAGATATCTCCCAGCGCCGCGTACTTGTCGAAGTAGGCCTGAGCTGCCTTGGGATCCACCGGCGCTCCGACCGCGCCCTTACCAGTTATGTGACCGGCGAACAGGCTATTGATTTGATCAGCCTGCTCCATCGTTCCCTGCTGGAACTTGGAGTTGAGGATCGAGACCTGGGCCTTGAGGCGATCGCGCACATCCTGGCGGAGATTGTCGCCGCCGGCATCGAGCGTGGCCTGGTACTCATCGTGGCGCTGTTTGATCCGCTCCAGGCTGTCTGATCCTGAATCCTGTGGCGCCGGGGCCTTCGGAGCTGCCTCAACCTTCGGGGCCGCCGGCGTCGGTGTCGGCTCACCGGCGCCGCTCTTAGGGCCCGGCGGCGCGGCCGGATCATAGATGCTGCCCTGAGGGATCCGGATGGCGGGCCCGCCGTCGCGCTGCATGAAGTCCTGGACGGGCGAGGCCGGCGTCGGAACTGCAGCTGCCGCCGGCGCCGCGGATCCGTCGCCTCCTAGCATGGCACTGCGGGCCGGCATGTAGACGTCCTGGTCGAAGGACTGGCGCGCCTGGGACACCCGAGACGCTTCGTCGGCTATGCGCTGACGTTTCTCCTGCAGGAGGCGCAGGTTCTTCTCGGCGTCACGGACCTCCTTGGGGACCATGCCCGTCGTCGCATCACCCTGGGACTTGTCCACAAGGGACTGGACATGAGCCTGGGCGGCGCCCTGGCGTAGCTCTCGGCCGGTAGCGGGATCCCTCTCGGGGCGGAGCACAGCGCCCTCACCCTTGTCGAAGTCCTCGAGCTGCTTGTGGTACAGCGCCTCGGTCTGCGTGAGGACCTCGCGCTTGGCGTGGAGATCCTTGTAGACTGGATTATCCAGGGGCCCTGCAGGAGCGGGCCGCCGGGTCCTGGGAGCAGTCGGCGCGTTGAAATAGTCGGCGCCGGCGCCCAGGCTGTCTCGAGCTGGAGGCAGGAAGCCTTGGCTTATGTACGCCCTCGAGCGGCCGATATGCCGCGCTTCCTCTACGTCATCGACCGCAGCACCCCCGCGGCGCCGCAGGGATGGATCCGAGTAGGTGTCACCGAAGTAGTCGGGGTCGGCCACAAGGTTGGGGGCCCTAGAACGTGTAGCCCGCGATGCCGGGCGCCTTGTTGTTCGCGACGAATGCCGCCGACGCTCCGGCCCACGGATCGGCCGGCTTCCTCCAGCTGCCGAATGATTTCCCCATCGAGTCCTTGAAGTCCGAGGTCTGCCTGGCGAGGCGGGCCTGGCGTGAGACGAGGGCCGTCTGCCGGCGATTCATCTGTGAGCTGAGATCGTTGATGTCCGTACCGACGCCGCCGATGGGGAACTGGTTGTTGATATCCGTCTCATCGAGCTTCTCCTGGCGGCCGAGCTCCTGCAGCCCGGTCTGGTAGCTGCTCGCCCAATCGTTTGAACTCTGGGGCGCGCCGCTTCCCCCGGTCATGCCGGCCTGCTGGAAGTAGTCGTAGGTCTGTCTCATGATTCGGATCCAGCGAGCTCGAAGTAGTCGCTGGTGTCGAGATCCGCCTGCGGGCGCTCACCGCCGGTACCTTGGGGCGTGATCGTGGGAAACATGGTCGGAGCCGGCGCCGCGGGCGCGGCCGGGGCCGCAGGCTTCTTCCTGAGAGGATGGTTGCGCAGCGCCGCAACGATGTCGGCTGAAGGCTTCGTTAGAAGATCCGCCTGCTGGTTCGACGGCAGGGTATTGAAGAACTGGGTGAGCTCCGGGCCGGCCTGCTCGCTCATGCTCTGGTAGGTGCCGAGCTGCTTCCTCGAGGACATCTCCGCATCGTGGGCGGCGCCGAGCAGCTCGTCCCGGTGAGCCTCGCGCTTCGGGGCAAGGAACTTCTTCATGTCCGGAGCCGAGATCCGGCCGCCGAAGACGTCGCCCGACAGTGACCGCGGGACCTGGTAGTGAGCCCCGCCGGCGATCGGATCATCGTAGGGGGATCCGGATCCGTTCCTGAGGGCGACCGCGCGCCCCTGGTCCTGGGGCCTTACCGATCCGAAACCTCCGACCGCGTAGCTGGGGATCAGACCCTCCATCATCCGAGCGTTGCTGCGGCCGGTGGCGATCGAGCTGTTGATGATCTTGCCGGTGTACGGATCGGTCCCCATGTCGTAGGAGCTGTTGAGCTCGGAGTCGGACCGGCGCAGCATTCCCACGGGTACGTCGGGGTCGAGATAGTCCCGGGCGGCGGGCGGCATGATCCCCGGTTAAACACCAATCCCCTGGACGGTCAATCAATTCCGCCGGCTGCCACTGCTACCAAGGGCCCAGTGCTGCTTGCGGAGCATGTCCACGACGTTCACCCGCGGGCGCTTGTGCTCCTTCATCTCGGTAGCGGATCCCAGGTTGTAGAGGCCGATCGCCCCCTGCAGGACGTCGTCGTCGTTCTCTCCTGGCATGGCGGCCGCGTGGCCGGTCTTGTCCAGGATGAACTTCTTGAGCTGGTTTATCATGTGCATACTGAAGCACTCGAACGTGGGATCCTCGACCTTCCACCTGGCGATCAGGCCGGCGAGATTGTCGATGATCGTCTTCCTTACCCCCTCAGTCGTCATCCATCCCCCGCTCACGTCGACGGTGTTGGTCTGGGCGTTGTCCCGCTTTCTCTCCCACACCGGGATCTCGAGCTCCTGGAGCTTCTTGACCGGATAGAGGCCACACCCGTTGACCTCCGGGATGGCCATGCACAGGCCGTAGAAGATCGACATGGCGGCCGCGATCTCGACCATGACGTCGACCTCGAGCTGGCTCCAGTGGTGAGCGACCAGCATCGGCGGATAGTGCCGATGGTTGGCCAGGTCCAGGTACTCGTCGCGCCAAACTCCGACCGAATGCCAGTCCGGCTTTTGACCGCGGGCCTGGGACTGCTGGTCCCGGCCGGTGCATGAGTCGACGGCCATGATGTACTTGCAGCCGATCTTCGGCATCTCCCAGATGTGAACGCTGCCCAGGGGATCCGGGTACGGGGACACGGTGCCGTCATCCTGCTTCGATAGGTTGACGATCTTGGGCGGCAGCGCCGCGGCCGCGCGCTCCATTGACGCCAAGGTCTCCGCCTTAAACCTGGTGCGACTCTTGCGCAGGAAGGCCTCGATCGCGTCGGACGGGTACTCCTGGCGGAACTTGTCGTCGTCACCCCCGCACTTGTCGGCGATCATCTTGCGGCGCCAGCGCAGCTGCTCGAGCGTGACGTTGTACTTGGCCTGCTCCTCGAGCTCCTCGGGTCCCATTGAGCGCTGGAACTCCCGGCGCATCTCCTCGTCCTCGAAAGCGATCGCGTGCTCAGGCTCCTCGAACCAGGCGACGAAGATCTTCGTCCAGGAGTTGTCGGCCATCCAGTAGTCATAGAACGTCCCGTAGGGCCCGTTCGCCGTGGAGTCCATGATGCCGAGACTCGAGGCGCCGTCGGCATGCCAGGATCCCAGGAAGCCCAGCGCGGGATCCCGCTCGCCGGCGTCGGGGTAGTAGGCGACCTCCGTTAGGTTCGCCACCTGGATCGTGCCGGAGCGGCCGGCGTTGTTGGATCCGGCCGTGACCTTCTTGTAGGTCGACTTGTTGCCTAGGGTGATATCATCCGTCTGATCGTTATCGAGGCTCAGGCCCCCGAAGGCGTCCTTCCAGTCGAAGGTATCGTTCTGGGCAAAGTGCCTGAAGAGCTCGAAGACGGTGTCGGACGTTCCGATGATGTCTCCCATGATCGCCGCGTTGCGGCCGTGCCAGCGCCGGAGCCAGTGATAGATGATCGCCTGGGCGCCGGTAGACGCGCCGTCCTTACGGGGCTTCAGGACCATCATCATACAGGGCTTGCCGGCGAGGAGGCATTTCTCGGCCTCGGCAAACATCCGCTTCTGGACTACCCGGGGCTTTAGGTTCGGGTACCTGGTGACGATACCCTCGGGATTCTTCAGTACCCCGTAGCGCTGAAACCAGGCGCCGACGTGGTCCTTGTAATAGCTCGTGATCGCAGCCTGGGTGAGCTGGTCCTTCTTATCCTGCAGCTGCGCTTCGGTCAGCTCGGGCAAGCTATTCCCTGGGTTTGATCGCGACCATCAGGATCGAGTAGTCCCTCGGATCGAGATCAGTCAAGCGTTCAAACAGGACCAGGAAGCCGGCCTCGGTGGCGATCCTCGTGCAGTCGCCCAGGCTGGGCTCGGGGGCCCAGTGCGCACAGTTGGGCGCCTGGCCGAGCTCGATCGTGCGCTTCCACCTGGCGACTTCCGGAACGATGATTACCATGTAGCCATCGGGCTTCAGCACCCTCTTCCATTCCTTGAAGAGCTTGGGCCAGGTCGGCATGTGCGGCCTGTCCGGAAGCGGCTCTCGGCTGAAGTCCTCGATGAGATGGGAGCTGTAGACGTAATCCAGGACGTTGTCCTTGAACGGGAGATCCATGATGTCGCCCGGCCACTCGACGTGATCAGGGAGATCCCGGCTCGTGTAGGCCTTGAAGCGATCGCGCGGGAGCTCGACCTGGATGGCGGACGGGATCACCGGCCAGCTGCCGCTGCCGCAGTCGATGCCGTTACCCTGGAGATACGGCCGGGTCAGGTGGAGGTACTTCGCGGATTCACTCATAGTAGTTGGTGCCGAGCGGATCGGCGCGTTGGGTGTAGCGCGTTGGAGGAGCGCACAGGGCCATCGTGCCGAAGATCGCCAGAGGAATCAGGCCGGCCGCCTGGACCGCGTCGACGACTCCGGGCCCGTGGTGGGTGTCGTAGTCATCCATGAGGAAGTAGGGGGCCTCGAGCTCCTTACCCAGGGCGATATCGAGCTCCGCCCAGGCGCGCTCATGGGATCCGTCGATGAAGATCAGATCGAATCCGCCCCCGATGTAATTCCGGAGCATTAAATCTTCGGCCGCCAATTCCGAATCCCCTTGGAGTAGTCGGTGCCGATTCCCATACCTACCTTCTATCGCAGCCTTGGCTTCCAGAGTGCCCTTGTTGGGCCACGGCTGCATACTCACAACCTGCTTCGCGCCCAGCTCGAGCCACATAACAGCCGAGTGGCCAAGGTTGAATCCGATCTCAAGGACTGCCGTGGGCCTCACGAGCTCCCAGACCAGGCGGAACCGCTGCAGGCTATGAGGACCCGAGTGGTACGGCTCCCCTTCCGCGCGCCGCGGAAGGAAGTCCGTCCACCGCCGATAGGCATCCAGGTCCGCCTTGGTGCAGCGGTAGAGGCTGTCCAGGTAGTAGGGCGTCGGGGTCATTTGCCTACCTTGAATGATGCGTACGGACCTTTGGGAGCACCCAGAAATTTATTTATTTCATGGGGCATCATCTTGCGGGTATAGAACGTGAATTTTTGAGCGTCACTAAAGCCACGCAGCGCCAGCACCTTCTCGATTATGTCGAATGGGGTTGCATCGTGAGTGAGGTCAAGGGCAGCCCTAAGCTCAGCTTCTATAGTCTCTTCAATGCGCTTTGCGTTAAACCAAGAGAAAGTACGATTAAACGTCTTGCTCCGGGTGTTCCACGGGCCAGGTAGCTTTACCCTTACGGCGGGTTTGTTCTTACGAACGGAACCTCCCTTGTCGGCGCCTAATGCTTTTATCGTAGCCGTGTCGATTACCTGGATCCCACGGCGGAGCGGCTTGGCTCCTAACGCACCCTGACCAAGTGCATGATACCCACGCCTCAACAGCTTTTTTTTATTTTTCATTTCGGCGGGATCCTCTTCATCATCTCGACGCGGTTGTACCCGAACTTGGAATAGAACCCGTGCGCATCCCTGGTACCTAGCACGCTGACGCCGCTGGCGAGATCCGGATGAGCTATGATGTGCCGCATGAGGAATTGCCCGAGGCCGTCACGCCGGCGGTCCTGGTCGATGATCACGTCGCACACGTAGTTGAACGTGCAGGCATCGGTAATGACTCGAGCGAAGCCGACCTGGTGGCACACCCGCGGCTGGTCCGCCGGCCGCCAGTAGAGTCCGAAGTTGAGCGATCCCTTGATGGACTTCCGGATGAGGTCCTCGCTACGCCAGCCCCCGAAGTAGGAGGCCTTGATGGTCGGCACAACCCAGTCCAGGTCGAGCAGCGCGTCATCGGTCGAGACTTCAAATTCCTTCTCGTTCATCGCGCTTCGATCGCCTTCTTTAACGGGGCGATATTGATGATAGCGAACTGTATATTTGCCTCCACCCACTTCTGGGCGGACTCGAGCGTGCGGAACCCTGTCATGGACATCCTGAAGGAATACCAGGAATGATCGAATAGCCCCATACCGGTCCGCGCATGGAAGCCGACATTAGCGAGCTCTATGCTAGGATTGAAAGCGCCGCAGTATTCGATCCGGCACACGAGCCCATCGACCTCGTATTGCCAGCACGTCGACTCTTTTGTTATCACCTTCCAGTTTATATTCATGGTCTGTGTCCTCTCTCCTTCAACCAGGGCTTTAGGAACTCCGGGATCTCGAGGCCGTGGACGATCAGCTCCCGATCCTTCCACATGGTCAGCGCGACCCAGTCCTCGCCCGTCTGCTCGCACTGCACGCAGCGAGGATCCACGGTGTTCACGAGATAGGTAGCCTCGGTCCTCCACTTCTTAATGAACTTCACCTTGTCCCGGAGAAACCCCAGGTGCCAGATCCGGAGCGAGTCGTCGCTCTTGGCGACCTGCTTGATGTCCGGTTCGCCCTCCACGTAGATATTGTCGGAGATCGCCTTGTACTCGCCCGGGCCCATGTAGACGACGCGGTGAGCGCAAACCGTGCCGTGCGGCGCCTCGTGCTGGGGATCCAGCCAGAGGTTGATCCGGTGGAACCAGAGCGCCTCCCGGTGCTGGACCGCCTCGCGCATGCGCGGGTAGCTGCAGGGGTCGATCGCCTCGTCGGCGTCCAGGTGGACGATCATGTCGTAGCCGGCGAGCTGCTGGGTCCAGTTGAGCCACTTGGTCAGGAACCAGTGATCGCCCTTGGGATCCGGCCACTCCCAGCGCACCACCTTGATTTTGGGATTGGCGGCCGCCAGGGCCTCCGCCGCCTCGAACGTGCCGTCGGTGGACTCGCCGTCGCTGATAATGACTTCGTCGCACACCGGCAGGAGGCTCGCCACAGCCAGGCGCCAGCAATAGTCGAGCTCGTCCCCGTTGCGTACAGGGACAATGCCGGTCAAGCCGCGCTGGCGGGGAACACTCATTGCCCGGTCCTGGAGCTGAGATCCCGGGCGACCTCCCAGGTATCGACGTCATCGTGGACATCCACCGAGGGGCCATCGGTACCAGGGGCCGGGAACTTCATGTAGCGGCCGGACTTGGGTTCGTACCAGCCGCGAACACGGTTGCCGCTCTTCAGGTTGAGCCAGAGCGGGTACCTGTCTCCGCTCCCTGGGGGTCTCGTGGCGGCGCGGTCTGTCTTTGTGAACATGCTCATTTGGTTAGGGAGTCGATGGCTTTGAGTACCTGGGTAACCGAGACAGTCCTGATCACGTCCCCGGGTTCGTCAATATAACAAACCCCGGCTACTCGGTGGCGCTCGCCGGCGCGCGGGTGCATGGGATCCGCGTCACATGAGACGTGCGGGGATCCATCGGTCATGATGTACTTGCCCTCAGTGACGCCGAAGATCCCCACGGTCGGCGTACCGACGGCCTGGGCGACGTGCATCGGGAAGCTATCGACGCCGACGAAGAGATCGCAGCCGGCTAGGATCGCGGCCAGCTGGCGGGTGGTGGTCTGGTTGCGGTAGTCCTGGTGGCGGACGACGTCGCCGTCGGATCCGTTGCCCACCAGGACGATCTTCCATCCCTTCACGGAGAGCAGCTCGGCCACCGCGTTGAAGCGATCGTACGGCCAATTCTTAGCCTTCCAGGTAGTCGGCCCGACGTGCATGGCGCACCAGCGCCCGGGCGCCGGCTTCTGCCAGGCCTGGTCAAAGTGCATCTCGGTCACATACTTCTTGGGCCGGGGCAGGTCGATTGGTCCGGCGCTGAAGTAGCTCGAGACAAAGTGCCGCATCGGGCCGTTCTCGCTGACCATGTCCAGGTCGATCGTAAGATCATCGGCCAGCGGGTGAACCTTCTGGGCGGCATACGAGACGTGCGGGTTTCCGTAGAAGAGATCCGGGAACATCGTCTCGACGAAGAGCGGCGAGAGCGGGTTCTGCTTCGCCAGGGCCCGCAGGAAAGGGGTGATCAGGACGACGTCCCCCGAGGCGTGCCGCCGGCGCACCACGATCCTGTGGTCAAAGCGCCGGACCTTCAGGTAGTGCGCCCACTTCCTTAGAAGGTACTTGTGGTTCTTGGCTTCGGCCGCCTCGCACCGGGCCTTGAGCTCAGGATTGGCGAGGCGGCTCGCGGCCCCCAGGTGCTCGATATTCATGTTCACCTGGGCGATCCGCCAACCGGCCCGGCGCAGCTCGAGGCTAAGGTCCGCGTCCTCCCCGTACATGAAGGTCAGGTTCGGATCGAAGAGTGTTGAGCGAACCCGCAGCAGCTTCTTGATGTCGATCATGAGGCAGGACCCCTCGATGTACTCGAGGCGAACCCCGCCTGTGCCGTGAAACGCCGGTGTGATCTCGTTGCATCCGCCCAGTGCGCCGACGGCCGCAACTCCAGGATCCCGATCGAAGACGGCCGCCATGCGGTCCAGCCACCCCGCCGGCGGCCGCGTGTCGTCATTCAGGAGGACCAGGTAGGGGATCTCGCGGGCAATGGCATGCCGCAATGACTCCTCATTCGGGATCTGGAACCCCTGGTTTTCCTTCTCGATCGTCGGCGATATCACCCTGGGATCCGACGCCGACAGCTGCTCAAAGTATCGGCCGGTGCCGTCACTCGAGGCGTTGTCCACCAGGCGCAGGATGAAGTCGCCACCGCCGGCGAGGACCGCGGATAGACACTTCTTGACTCCCTCAACCCGGTTGAGGGAAAGCACGCTGACCAGAAACTTAGCCACGCCCGATGCTCTTGCGATTCCGCGGCTCGAGACCCGACACGATGACGTGGGCCGCGTCACCCTTTCCCCTGGTGAGCTTCGGTGCATGGCGGATGGCGTGCGCGATAAACTGCCACTGCGGGATCTCCAGGCGCTTGCACTCGTCAGTTACCTTCTTGTGCTCCTTCTCGGGGATCTGGACGAACAGGGCCTTGCGTACGATGGTAGCCATTCGGGCAACCAATATACGCCCGATATAGTCCGCAAGCTAATTCCTCCTGGTTCTCGGACGGAAGGGTGATGGAACCGCGCAGGCTGGCGTCAATCACGATTCAACTGCTACCAAGAACTCAGGACTCAGGGCTAAGAGCCGCGCCGGCTGGTCGTTGAAGGTGATAGCTATCACCCGCAGCTTCGCCGTCGACCCCATCCCGCCGATCGCATTCTCCCAGTTGTCATTCGGGAACTGCAGACCGCGGAACCCCCCGTAGTTGTAGCCGTTGGCGTTCACGTAGTAGCCGGCGTAGACGCGGCTGCTCTTCTTCCAGAGGGAGCGGCAGTTGACGAACTCCTTCATGAGATCCGGCTGCCCGAAGTCGGCCTCCGATAGCTCGATGATCGAGACCTTCGCATTCATGAAGAACATGGACGCCACGATCGGGCCCAAGGCCCAGTCGCCAAAGGGATTCGAGATGTTGATCGCAACGCCGTTCAGGACCTCCATGAACTGCGTGCCGTCCGCGCTGACGCCGACGTATGGTATCCCGGGCGTGATCGTGGGGGCGGATCCGAAGATCCCGTAGTTGACGCCCAAGGGATCGCTGTACGTCTCGTCCGGCATCTTGCCGACGGAGCCCAGGTCGGCCCATAGGAAGGCCCCGTCCCTTGTGATGCCGGCGACGATGCACCCCTTCTGGGAGTCCTTCAGCTGGCAGACGGCGAGGAAGTCAGGGTAGTGCCAGGGCCCGTTGATCGCGTGGGCCCGCTGATCGTAGCAGTAGAGGATGTTTCGCCCAGTGGCCGCCATCTGCATCCAAACCCAGAAGCGCCCGTTCTTCTCATCGTAGACGATGAAGTAGTCCGTGCCGGCGGCCGGCTTCGTGGCCTGGCGGTTCCAGGCGCCGCTGCTCTTGTCGGTGACGATGTCGACGTCCCGGGTCCCGGACTTATTGTAGGACCGCTGCATCTTCGGGCTGTAGATCTCGAGGTCCGTCCCCAGGTAGAACGGCGCGAACTTGGTATCCCGAACGCAATTCGGCGTGAGCGCCGAGGCGTTGGCCTCGAGCGGCACCTGGTCCAGCTTCCAGCCGCCGGAGGAGGCATTCACCCGGGCGAGTGCCATCGGGGATCCGATATTGAGATGCGCCACGATCCGCTCGCCGATGATGCTGAGGGCCGAGATCGCCGTGCTTTCGGGCGGGACCTGCAGGTCCTTCCAGGAATACGCGGTCGTTTTAATTCCCTGGTTGACCGGGAAGTTTATGTTCGGCGGCTCCGTGGCCCAGATCCTCAACGGAAAGGTGATGTTCCCCACGCCGTAGACGATGCCGTCGATCGCCTGGCCCCAGGCAAGGAGGGGCGGGAATTGAAACTGGGAGGGATCGTAGGGATCGGACGGCGTCGAGACCGGGCCCAGGACGGCGAGCGTGTTGTTGAGCTTCCAGACCAGGTTGGTATCCGTACCGTTGCCCAGCCAGATCTCGCCCTCGATCTGGGATCCGTACCAGGGCAGGCCCGCGGTGTAGCCGCGCCACGGCGCCGACGCGCTCGCCGTGATAACGGGTACCGCCGACTGAGCGTTAGTCTGACTGTTGTAGCTATTCGCCGGCATTAGGCGGGAACCTTGGAGCGCTGGTACTCCCAGGCGAAGGAGCTGTTGTAGACGAACTCGAAGGCGCCGGTGAGGTTGACGCCGTCCGGGGTGAACGTGGCGATCGGAGATCCCGTCACTGTGCCCGAGTAGATGCTGATTGCGATGCCCGCGGTCATGATCGGCCAGGTCATAGCCAGGACAATGCGGTCACCAGGGAAGTGCAGGCCGTCGATCGCCAGGGCGATGTTGTAGGCGCCCGCGGCCGCGCCGGCGAAGGAGATGCGCTCGACGTGGTTCTCGCCCGGGGGCGTCACGGTCAGGGTGCCGGCGGCCGAGAACGTGGAGCTGTGGTAGCTATTTGAAGGAAGGGGCATGGTTAGGAGGGCGCCTGCGCCTCGAGGTATTCCCAGGCTCCGGCGCTGTTGAAGACGAACTCGAGCGTTGCGGACAGTGCGCTCCCATCCGTGGTGAAGACAGCGAGCGCGGCGCCGGCGGCCGTGTAGGCCGCGTTATCGAAGAAGCTGATCGCGATCCCCGCCACCGCCGGCAGGATGCAGTCGATGACGCAGCGATCGCCGGTGCTTCGCGCCAGGTCGATGATCGTCACCGACCTGGGTACTGCTCCGCCGGTGAAGGTGATCTTCTCCGTGTGGTTGGAGGATTGAGGCGCGACCGTGCTTACCGTAGGAGCCACGGCGAATGGGCTGCCGTTGCCGGTGACATTCCAGATCCCCTGCGGCCGGGCGTTGGCCAGGTCCCAGGCTACCAGGAAGGTCGACCCGCCGCCGGCGACGGTGACGAAGTGAACCTTGGTTACGTCGGCCCCGGACAGCGCGGCCGTGATCTGGGTAGCCAGGTTGGAGAGGCCGAAGGCCGACTGCCAGTTGGGGCCGAAGGAGATCTCGCCCAGCGGCACGGCGTTCGTGGCGTCCGCCCGGCGCAGCGTCCCGAGCTGCTGCTCGATGGCGCCCACCTTCGTCTCGATGCCGGTGAAGCGTCGGATGTGGAAGGACTCGAGTGGTGATTTCTTGCGTGGCATGCTATCGGCTTCCCGCCGGGGTGGAGCTGAAGGGCCTAAGGATCACGTTGTCCACGCCCATTTGCACGTCTCCTCCCCCGGATTCGGCAGAGAATTGGACATGGCTCCAGGGCAGGATCTTGGCCGCGTGCTCCTCGAGCTTCTTCTCCGCCTTGGCCAGGCGGTCCTCGAGGGCCTTGATCCTATTGGCGTCGTCGTCGCTCATTGTGCCAGCGCGAACACCGTTCGCACCTCCCAGATATCGCCCTTCCACGGGATGACCGGGGAGTCCTTAACGATCTCCTGGCGGCCGTTGATCATCGAAATGTACTCGTCCGCGCTGGGATCCGAATTGTCGTCGATCACGTTGGTCCGGTTCCCGAACTGATCGACAGGGTTGAAGAGATCGTAGGTCGGGATCCCGGTCGGCTGGCCCAGGAAGTATTGATGGTAGATCCTGATCTGCGTTCGCTCGGTTAGATTCGAGCTGCGGAAGAGGGCCTCGTCGGGGGCATACAGGCTGCTCTGGGCCACGCCAGGGAAGCTGACCGTCATGTTGTTGTACTCGTTCCAGGAGGACGGAACCATCGCGAACTCGCACACCAGGGCGACGTCGACCTCGTTGAACGGTTCGACATCCTGGCCCACCAGGTACGCCGGCGTCAGGCCCGCGAGAGCGTTATACTTCTTGTCCTGGATGTACGCCGCGGCGTTCGGCAGGTTCAGGACCGGGAAGAGATAATTCTGGTAGGTGTTGGCGTTGACCCTGAAGCGGCGCTTGAAGACCAGGTTGGTGGCGCCTCCGGCGGTCTGGATGGCAGGCCGCACGCCGAGGCCGGCCTCGGCGCTGCCGATCTCCTCGAGGTCGGTTAGCACGAAGGACATTACTGGATGATGTTGTAGACCGTGAGCGAGCCGCTGAAGAGGAGCCTCCCTCCTCCGTAGATCAGGAGATCCATCGTCATACTCCTACGGAACCTGAGGCATGCCAGGACGAAAGGCGTGACCGGGTTGAAGGTTGCCGCATAGGTGACATTGTCGGGCTGCAGGGTGAGGGACGGTTGAACCAGGACCTTCGGCCGGATTATCAAAAGCGAGTTGTCGTATATCGACGACGTGCCCCCAAAGATCGTCCTCTCATTCGTCGCCGGCGTTGCCGTCACCGACTTCAGGACCTCGAGGGTGATCGGGTTCTTCAGGAACGGCACGTCATACGTGAGCATGCCGGCTGGGCTGAGGACGGAATTATAATTCGGGGTGAGAGATATATCGATGGCCGCCTGATATGAATCGCCAGCCGATTGGATGGTTACTGAAGAGATCGTCGTGGACGTGGCTGATACCGAACCCGCAGCGTTGGCGCCTCCTCCTCTAGTGAACGTGAGCGAAGGAGCGGAGGTATATCCTGTGCCGGGATTTATCACGGTCAGGGATGATACTGATCCCAAAGGCGTAATCGGCTGCGGTCCTTGGATCTGAATCACAGCGCCCGAGCCAAAGTAGGGGATGAATATCGTCGGTAGTTGCGTGTATAGCCCGGGAACCGTCAGGGATACCGACGTGATCACACCGCTTCCATTGGTGTCGATCGTGGCCTGGGCCGGGGTGATGGAGGGCCCGACAAAGTTGATCGGGAATCCAGACACTCCTGCCGGATATCCAGAGCCTCCACTCACCAGAGTAAGCGCTGAGATCGACAAGGAGACTCCAAGCCCAGGCATCCACGAAGCCACCACCGAGGCGCCCGTGCCGCTACCTGTGGACACGGTTATCGTGGGAAGGCCCGGGCCGCCGTAGATCCCGGGCCCGGTCAGTGTAGCCGAGATGACGCGGCCCGTGCTATCGGTTGTGGCGTAGCCGGTGGCAGGCGAAAGATTAGATCCGCTGAAGACCAGGGGGAGCAGCGCGTTGACCTCGTACCCGGATCCGCCGGCGACAACCACGAGGGATTGAATCCCTGCCGAGGTCACGATGGCGGTCCCCGCCGCCCCGGATCCGGAGGCCCCTGAGATCACCACGGCCGGAGGAATCGTGTACCCAGTGCCCGGGTTCGTGACGACGAAAGAGACTACCGGCGTGCTTCCGACGGCTACCCAGGTGGCCACGGCGGTTGCCCCGGTACCATCTCCACCGACCAAGGTAACCGTCGGAGGCGCGGTGTACCCAGCCCCGCCGCTGACCTTGGTTATCGAATTGATCCCGCCGACGCCGGCGTAAGGCATCACGGCAGCGAGGGTGCCTCCCGTGCCCAACGAATTGGTGAAGGCGACAGTCGGAGCTCCGTACCCGCTGCCGGGAACGTCGACGATGATGGCTGCAACTACGCCTCCGGACACTACCGCGTGAATTGCGCCGCCGGATCCGCCGCCGCCGGTGACCACGGTGAGCGGGGGGTTCGTGTACCCGCTGCCGGGATTCGTGACGGTGGCGCCGACGATGGCTCCGCCGGAGATGATCAGGGACGCGGCCGCTCCGGATCCACCGACCGCTACCACGGTCACCGTAGGCGCCGACGTGTACCCAGCTCCGCCACTTATCAGGGTGACGGCACCCAAGGTGCCCGGATTCGTATCCGTTGTGATGTGCGCCAGGACCGTGGCATCGGCTCCGGATCCACCACCGCCGCTGAAAGCCAGCTGATAGGTGGCGCCGGCATTGTACCCGGTGCCAGGGTTTACAACGACGACGCCGACCACGGATCCGTTTTGAATCTGCGCCTCCACCACGCCGCCAGATCCACCGCCGCCGGAAAGGCTGACGACGGGCGTTGAAGTGTATCCCGAGCCAAAGTTACTCAGGGCCGCGCCCATGATCTGATTGGTGAACAACGCGGAACTTCCCGCGGCCGAAGACCCGCCGCCGCCGGTGAACGCCACCGCAGGCGCGCTGGTGTAGCCTGATCCCGGGTTCGTGATCACAACGAAGACCACGCCGCCCTCGGCGATGATGGCCGTACCTGCAGCTCCGGATCCACCGCCGCCCGAGAACCCTACCGCCGGTGCGCTGGTATAGCCAGTGCCCGGAGTTGTGACATTCACCGCCTGGACTCCACCGTCCCGACCGGTGAGAACTGCCGTGGCGGCCGCAAGGGTCCCTGATCCAGCGAATCCGATTGCCGGTGGGGATTGATATCCAGCGCCACCGATATCCGCGTAGATCTTGCGATACGAAGACAGCCGCTGGTCTATGGATGGTGCCTCGCCGCCCAACATCCAGGCGCCGTTGCTGCCCAAGATCCCGCCCAGGGGAGGTTCATCGAAGGCCAGGGATCCAGGGACCCCAGCGGCCAGGGCAAAGGATCCGATGTGCCGGTTGTTGAACCGGTCGACCCACTGGAACGCCGAAGGGTAGTTGATATTCTCCAGGCCGTTCTTGTACCCGAGCACCACCGACACGGCGCCGGCGCTGCCGGCGTTCGGATCGTAGAGCGCGCTCCCGTTGTTGAATTGGAACGTCCAGGCCTGGCTATCGCCAACACTGAAGACCGGCACCTTGCAGATACCAGGCTTTGTCGGATCCGTGTATACGGTTATCGCCGGCATGGGACTAGCACCGCCGGTTTGTCATGCGCACCGGCTGGTCGCGCTGGCCCGAGCCCAGTCGCTCGAGGATGGAGCGCGCGCCGTCGGCGCTATGGATGAGGCCCTGAAGGTTCGTGCCGGTGTACTTCTTGTAGATCGTCGCCCACTTCTCCCGGCAGAGCGGAAGAAGGACTCGAGTGCAGAGATCTCCGGGCAGGATCGGCCGGTCGGCGGATAGCGACAGCTCGACCGGGATCACGTAGCCCGAGACCTGGACATTGTAGACCCGGTCCGGCATCGGCTCGACGATAAAGAGGGACCGGAGCGCCGGCGTCGGCGTGGGGCCCAACGGGTTGGGCTGCGGGATGAAAGGCGCGTTCTCGATGCGGTAGAACTCAGGGGTCCCGACCGGATAGTTGATTCCGCCGGGCCACACGGATCCGCCGGCCATCGAGCCACCGCCGGCGGCCGGTGCGAAGTCCCCGTAGAGAATCGACTTCCAGCGCATCTCCTCGGCCCGCCCGTTCATGGGCATCAACTCCCCGAAGCCGAGAAGGGTAGGCGCCGCCTGGACTTCACCGATCGCCTGGGATATCGGCGTGGCGTTGTTGTAGAGCGTGACAGCGTAGGATCCCGTCGACTCGACGACGTTCTCCACGAAGCGCTTGGCGCCCGTGGTGTCGGCGCCGGCATAGGTGTACCAGCTCGAGCCGAGCGAGACCATGCTACCGATCTGCGCATCGGTGAAGCCGCCGGTCACCAGGTTGGATCCCTGGGTTACGCCGACGCCGGCGATCGTGACCGGAGCCTGAAGGACTATCGAAAAGGTCCGGAGCGCCCAGGCCGGCCGCTTCGGGTCCGGGTTGCCCGACCAAGGCTGAGGGAAGTAGCAGTCGAGGTACGCCTCGTTCACGCACTGCGCGGCGAGGAGCGAGTCGCTCGGGACGTTCGGATTATTGTCCAGCTCCGCAACGGCGTTGCGCCCCGCCATGAAGGCGAGCTGCAGCTGGAGCCAACCGAAGTCGCCGTTCGCCATACGCTAGGCGAGTTGCAGCCTCCGCGGTTTCCTGACCTGCGGGGACGGCGCGGCCTTGGGCTTACGCCCGGACTTGGCCCGCGGCGCCGCGGGGAGCGGCGTTTCGGTGCGCACATCCGGATCTCCGCCGCGAACCTCATTCAGGTTCTCACTGATCGAGACGATGTCCGCGGTGACCGATGATCCGGTGACCACCAGGGCCGGCGCCGGCGCGATCTCCGGCTTCCCCTCGAAGCGCTTGACCAGATCCTCGTTCTCGCGCCTCAGGCGCTTGCTCTCCTCGAGCGCGAAGGCCCGGCCGACCATGTAGGCGTCGAGCTGCATCCGGAGATTGAGGGTGTCCGTGTGACTGCCCTGGGGCGTGAAGCCGCAGTTGCGGGCCAGGTCGAGGAGGTCGATCGCCGGATAGCTGGCGTACCTGGACGGCGCCACCCAGGGCGCGATGTTCGGCAGCGGCCGGTAGGCCTCCGCGCCAGGCTCGCTCGAGCTCGGGGCGCCAGGAGCCGCACCGTCCGGCATGATGAAGGAGAACCGCCAGGGGAACTTCGGCAGGAAGTTGACCTGGATGATGTCGTCGATCTCAACCTGGGTCTTCGCCTCGTACACCCAGGACCCGTGCGCCGTGCTCCAGTCGAATCGGTAGTTGATACCGGAGATACCTCCCATGTCCCTGTGGGACATGCCCTCGCGGGACTCATTCAGGATCTTGATTAGGATGGCCATAAAAAGGGGCGGGCAAGTGATCTGTACCACTTGCCCGCCCGGAGTCTAACCTATTTCGCGCCGGCGCTTAGTGCGGCAGCGGCGAGACGAGCGGATGCGGCGAGAGCGCACCTTCCACCATCGTCACGTTCTTGCCGATGTTGCGCTTGTCCACGAACACGGACATCCCGCGGATGCCCATGATGCCCCGGCCCTCGAACATGTAGTTGCCGGCCGAGTCGTGGAAGTCGTCCCCCTGGAAGATCGGCTGCGCATCGAGCGAACCGGTGGCGTAGAACAACGCCTCCGCGCCCATGTGCAGGGACCATCCGTAGGGAACGCCCCAGTTGGTGCAGGGAACGATGACCGAACCCGAGGGGTGATTCCCCGAGTAGCGGCCGGCGGTGAGTGCCGCCGCGTTGCCCGCGCCGTCGCTCGTGCCCGTGCGGGTCACCGTGAGCTGGTTGCCCGCGGCCACCATGCCGCCCTGGACATACGACACGATCTCGTACTTGCCGGCGTCCGGGCCGCTGACGTTGTAGATCATGGCGTAGTAGGTGCCCGCGTCGGCCGGGAGCGCCTGCGCCGTGGTCACGAACCACTGGAAGCCGGGGAAGTACGCGAAGTAATCCCCTCCGCCCGCCGGGTAGGCAAGGCCGCCGCCGGTGATCAGCGTCGTGGTCTGGTCGGTGATGGCCGTGCCCAGGTAGGCGATCGGCATGAGAGGGCTGCCCTGGCGGCCGTCTCCGTCGTTGGTCCGGATGATGTCGGGATAGATGACATTGTCGTCCCACATCTTGTACTGGCCGGTGAAGAGCGCGTTGTCCTTGCCCCGGATGTCGCCCTGCTGGAGGGACGCCAGGTACGTGGCATTCGTCCGGAGGGGACGGATGAACGTATCGGTCGTGTTGAACAGGTACCGGGCCGTCGTGGCGCCCGAGCTCTCCGCAACGTCCTCGGCCATCGGCTGCGCACCGAGGGCCTGCAGGAGCGCCTTGGACTGCTCGATGATACCCGGCGTGCAGGTGTTCGCCGAGAGGAGGCCGTTCGTGGTGGTCGCGCCGCCGATACGGTAGAGGTTCGTCGTGGGCGCCGTCAGCCGGCAGTATTCCCGCAACGTCATCGTGATATCGTCGTCGTACTTGTTGTTCCACCAGTCGGACGTCAGATCGGCGCCGACCTGGTCGATCGTCTTGCCGGAGAGCCGGAGCAGCGGGAGGAGCTGCGTGTAGGCGAAGGCCTGGCGCAGCACGTCGACGCGGACCCGGAACGTGTTGAAGTTGAGTTGCTGCGTGGCCGTCCGCAGGAGGGTTTCACCGAGCACACCCTGGCCGAGCATCGGGGCGATCGTGGTGAAGACGACGTCTTGCGCCATACCGGCCGACAGGTCGGACTTCTTGGTGATGGGCATGCCGGACATTTCACCGCCGGCGAAGTGGCGCCACTTGGACTTGAGGCGCTGCGTTTGGATAACCTGGGCGTTCCAGACCACTGCGCGCATGTCGCTGTTGTTGGCAACGAGCGTGGCGTAGAGGACGGCATTGCTCAGGAGGGAGCTATTGGTTGACATCGAAGGTAGGGCCTTACGGCCCCTGGAACTGGAGGGTTGCGGTTACCTTCGCGCTATCCTCGGAGTCGGCCCGGCGAGCAGCTTGTTGAGGACCTTGGGGTCCGCCAAATCTGCATCGGCCCTGAGCGAATCCAAAGTAGGCACAAAGGATGGAGCGCCTGCGGCCCCTGGCGTAATCAGCTCTGCCGCGGTTGCCCGGGCGGGAGCTGGCGCTGGAGGTGCGGGTGCAGCCGGGGGAGCCGCGGCCGCCGGCGGGCGTGCGCCCGGAGCTGCCTTGGTCCACCCATGCTCTACAGCCAGCTGGGCCGCGATCGCCCACGGCCAATCAGGTGAGTTGAAGATCGCGGATCTCTCCGCATCCCCCCTCAACTGCTCGACACGTTGGTTGAACAACGCCCTTTCAGGACTGGTCTGGACCGCCAGGGCCGGGAAGGCCTCTGACGCTCTCGTGGTATTCGCAATCCTGGCTGTCTGGTATTTCGCCACCCTCGCATCGACGACTGCTGCTTCAGCCTGCGAGACTATGGCCGCGCGCTCGCCCCTCAACTTCTCGAGCTCGAGACGTTTCTCGAGCTGCTGGTCCTTCAGGTTGAACGCGGTCTTTGTGTCTGCCTCCTTGTCGAGCGCCGTGGTAATCTGACCGGCCAGCGTTGTGAGCGCTGTCTCGGCCGCGGTTATCTTGGCGTCGATGTCTGCCGTATTCGGGGCGGGCGGTGCCTCGCCTCTTACCGGCTCTGCGGCTGGGGCCGCGGCAGGCGCACTGGCCGTGCCGTAAACCTCAGCGTATGCCTCCTGTGTGGTCTTGCCCTGTTTCTTGAGCAAGAGAAATAGCGCGTCCTTCGCGTCACTGGCCTCTAACCGCCAGTTTTTCGTAAACGTCAAATCCCCTTCGCCTTCGACCGGCGGAACAACCGGGGCAACGGCAGGCGGGACTACGGCCGCGGGGGGCGGCACGACGGGCGCCACGGCTGCCGGAACAACCGGGGCAACGGGGGCCACTGCGGGCGCCGCCGGCGCGCCCGGTACGGGCTGGACAGCGGGGACCAGGACGCCTCGGTCCGTTAGTTTCTTGCCCCTGGGATCGTGGGCGAGGAGGGCATTCAGGTCCTTGGGGGCGGAGCCGGCGGCGTCGGCCGCGAGTGTATCAGGTGTGACTTCAGATCGCGCGGCCGGGGCCTGCGCAGGTTCTACGGGAGGCATGGATACATCCTAAGAGCAAATCGAACCCGCTAATGCAAGTCTGTATATTTCTCTCGCCACGCTCGATATAATTATGCTTACACGAGGTAGTGAAGAAGATCCTGGACGAGTTTACCCATATCGAGGACCGCGCGCTTCGGCACCAGAAGCGGCGTCTACGGGACGGCCTGTGCCGCGTTTGCGGCATGCCCAGGGCTAGATACAGCAAGGTTTTCTGCCCTGTCCACCTGAAGAAGAACCGGGAGCGATCGCGCGCCGCCGGCGGCTACAAGTCCAGGGAGCTCACCGGCCGCGGCCGACCAACCAACGAGAACCGCTAATGCACATCGTAACTCTAAGCACCGCCCTGGACCGCGCCGACGGTACTAAGCTCGAGGCCGGATCCTACCTGGTCGACGACTTGAACGCGGCCGAGATCATGGTCGAGGCTGATCGCGGGACCGCGGTGGTCCGCTACTTCGCCGACATCAACCGCCGGCAGCTCCAGGATCCCGCGGCCAACGCCATCCTAGTCATCCATCCCGGCGGCCTCGGAGATCAGATGATGCTCGGGCCCGCGCTGCGGGCGCACAAGCGCTACTACCCAGGAATCACGATTCACGTCTGCTGCCGCCGGCGCCACCGCATCGTCTACGAGCACCTGGACTATCCCGACGCCTTCGTCGACTACCCACTCAACATGGACGGACTCTTCGGCCGGTACTCGAGGATCATCCTCACCGAGAACATGAACGAGGGCGAGCGCGGCCGCACCGCCCACGGCATCTACCTGCGGGCCGAGATCCTCGGCGTGGATCTCAAGGGCGACACCAAGGTCGAGTACAAGGTCACCGACCAGGAACGAGCCGACGCGGCCGCGCGGTACCCCAGGCAAAGCTATGAGGGCCGGATCGAGACCGTCCCGAGGAAGAGGATCGGGATCCAGCTCGCCGCCTCCGCCTTCAACCGGACGATGAGCGCCCAGAAGATGAGCAGCCTCATCCACTCGCTCTACATGGAGGACTGGGAGATCATGATCTTCGGAAGCGAGGGATCCACCGGCGCCCTTTTCAAGGGCGTGCCGGAGCCGGTCATGGTCAAGGTCCGGGAGCGCCTGCATGATTGCGCCCAGGCCGAGCTCACATTCCGCCAGAGCGCGGCCGTGGCCGAGACCTGCGATGTGATCGTCGCCCCGGACTCCTCGATGATGCACATCGCCGGCGCGCTAAACGTGCCGTGCGTGGCGCTCTTCGGGCCGATCGACTACAAGATCCGGACTGCCTACTATCTTTCGGTCTTCGCGCTTCATGGGAACAGCGGGAGCCTGGAGGCCGGCGGCTGCCCGATCGCTCCCTGCGGGTTCCATCCTCGAGGCGGGATCCACTTCCCGAAGAACGGGCCCTGTGCCTTGACCGGCCACTGCCACGCGATCGACTCCATCAAACTCGAGGCGATCGGCCGGAAGATCCAGCAGCTCATCCTGCCGTGAGCGGGATCTCGAGCAAGGGCCTGAAGCTGTCGCCGTTCACACCGGTCGCGCTCGAGCGGATCTTGCATCGCCGGCAGGACGGGCTTGCGCGCCGACTGGCGATCGCCCGCGGCCGGGCCGATCGCGAGCACCAGGAGGACGTGCGGGCCCTGGTGGATCTCCACAACAAACATACAGCCGTGCTGAAGCGCCCAGGCCTTTGATATATTGACAAGTGGGGTATACACCCCATTTGCTGCGCACTCGGCCGGCGGAGATTTCTTGCAGCTCTCTCCTCCAGGCACTCCCGTCTTGAATCCCATTTCCCAACACTTTCCCGTCTCCGCGGGGCAATCAGCGCGTCTAGGGGTAGCCGCGCCAGAGCTGCAAAACTCTTGGGGGCCTGCGCGGGGACGGGAATCCTTTACAGCATGAGACGGCTCAATGTAGGCGCGGCACCCGCGCCAGAGCCCAAACCCACTCCGCGGCCTAGGCCTGCCGCGCCGCAGATCCACGAGGTCAAGCCGGCGGTTGTAAGCTCCGCGGATCCCGAGCTGCTCCTCCTCGCGTGCATCCTGGGCGACGGCGAGTACCTGCTCTTTCCCCAGGCCCGGCACCTACCGACCAGCGCCTTCACCAGCAAGGAATGCGCCGCCCTCTGGGGGTGTTTACTCGGGGGCCTGCAGATGCCGGACGATGTGTTCCAGCTGGCGAAGGCCTCCGGAGTGGCCGTCGACCGGATCTTCGAGATCTCCCACATGGCAGGCCTGCGGCTCGGCTTCCCGCAATTCCTCGAGGAGGTCGAGGCCCAGCACCGCTGCCGAGAGATCCATAGGATCGGCGCGATGATGGCGAACTCCAAGGGCGACGATCCCCTCGAGTGGATGCGCCAGCTTGAGCGAATAGGAAAAGGGGCCCACCGCCAGGCGCAGGCCGAGAGTCTGGGCGCCTACGACATCGTCCCGGACGGGGACCGCTCGATTCTCCTGGGCGACTCGTACCTTTGCCGCGGCGACGGCATGATCTTCTCGTCAACCTCCGGCATGGGCAAGAGCTCGATGGCGATCCAGAAAGCCGTGTGCTACGCCCTGGGCAGGGACTTCTATGGGCTAAAACCGAACGGGCCGCTGACGTCGCTCATGCTCCAGGCCGAGGACAGCCGCGGGGATATCGGCAAGGTCCGGCGCTCGATCTACCACTCGATGAAGCTGACGCCTGAGGAGATAAAGCAGGTCGAGGAGCGCGTCCTCATCGTCAGCAAGAAGGGCATGCGCGGGCAGACGTTCCTCGACGAGCTGCGGCGCCTGGTGGCGAAGCACAAGCCGGATCTGGTCTGGGTGAATCCCCTACAGGCCTTCATGGACGGCGACATCAAGGATAGCCGGGACCTGGGCAACTTCCTGCGGCGTGATCTCGACGGCGTGAACGAGGACTCGGGCTTCGCCTACATCCTGGTCCACCACACCCCGAAGCCACCGACCGGCCCGAACAAGGTCGGGATCTCCTGGAGCGAGGAGATGTACCAGATCGCCGGCGGCGCCGAGCTCATCAACTGGGCCCGGGCGATCATGAACCTGAAGGCCACGGCCGACCGCGGGCAATTCAACCTGGTCCTGTCGAAGCGCGGGACCGAGGCCGACGTCACGAAGCAGGTCCCTCAGGGCGCCGGGTTCAGGGAGGAGGTCGTCACAACGATCGCGCTGCGCTGGAGCGACGAGCTGCTCGAGGTAGCCGGCCGCAAGAAGCGGCTCAAGATCACCTTCTGGCTCACGCGCACCCCGGATCCGGAGGAGACGAAGAAGAAGGACGGGCCCGGTCGGCCGCGGCTCCACGACTTCGCCACCTTCCGCACCGCGTTCCAACTCGCCCCAGACAAGGCGGAGCGCACGAACGCCCTGTTTCGCCGGTGCCAGGAGATCGGGGACATCGGCAAGGGGGCTTTCTTCCTCATGCTCGACTCCGCGGTCCAGGCCGGCCAGGTCATCAAGATCGCCCCGCAGGGGTCCGCGCCGAAGTACCACCTGGCTAAGGCGTAGGTGGACTAGTTTGCGGCCCGGCGGATCCATTTAGTCCGGTCCCCTCTGGAGCAGGGGTGGACGTATCGCCACGGCACGCTGGATCTCCTGGTACCGGCTTGTGGCCCAGCTTCACTAGGACGATTCCCTTGAATAGGGGTTTCTTTGAGATGACGACGACGTCCGGGAAGCGCGTGAGGATCTTTTTGATGTAGCGATCGTACTTCTCCTTCTCGTCGTCGATCGCAACGCCGACCGTGAAGTCCGTCTGGTGGCGGTTCGTCGCCATCGTCTCTCCTATGATGCGGATCCGGGTGTCCTCCGGCAGCTCCGCCAGATCCGCGTAGCCCTTCACGAGCCGACGCGCTCCTGGGTTCCCTCCCAGACAAACTCCCCGCCGACGCCGACGGGCAGGTGCGTGCCGCAGCCGCAGCAAAAGGTCGACCCGTAGTAGCTCGGGTCCCTGGCGTAGGTCTCAGCCAGGGCCAGGCCCATCGTCGTCGTGGTCCCGCAGCCGCGGCCGTCCAGGTCCTTCTGGGTCCAGAAGCGGCCGCACACCAGCGAGTCACCCTCCTGCGGGTATTCCTCGTACTTCACGTACCCATAATTCCCGTGGCGCTCGAGCTCCGTCGACGTCAGGTCCCGCACCGGATTCTTTGGCTTCGCAACCCCGACATGGCGGTAGCTCCGGCGGACCGGGCGGACGAAACCCTTCGCTCGCTCCACCTCACTCAGGACCCAGTAGGCCTCGTGCATGCCGGTCCGGGAGTCGATCGGCGCCGGGGCCGCCTTGTCTTCAAACCCGGGCCTCGCGGGCTTGCCATCCGTGGTTTCGCTGATCGCCAGTTTTTCGGGATCCATGATCTACCGAATCACCGGCCCGATCCCACGTCAATTCCTATCCGCTTTTCATGACCGGTCCGTATTGGTCCGTAATCGGTCCGGAATACGAATACAGACCACCGGTCCGTAAGGTGGTCTGAAAAGGGGGATAATGGAATTATTCCCCCTTTTCAGTACCACGCTTATTTTCGGACGCGGTCTGGTTCTGTACCCTCGAATACCGGACCACTTTCCCACACCACCAGCCGGAGTCCCTGACAAGCCTCTGTTTCTGGCGGGTCCAGCCATCACCAGGGGAGGGTAGTCACAACACTCCGAATAGGTCAGGAAGGAGAAAGGAGGGGGCGGGTGCTGGGCGCTCGCGGGAATAGGAATGGGGGTGTTCTTGGAGGGTGGGGTCGACCCCAGGGGTAGGTCCTGGTGAGCATGGCGCCGGCCGCTCCACCACGCCGCGCCGGCCGCGCAGCCTGTCCAGGTGAGGCGATCTACCCTCACCCGGCACCCTGCACCCCCTCAACCCCACCTGGACAAAAGGAATGGCCGCTGCGGTACTACCTCGAGCCGCGCGCGCACGACAATAACCATTATGTAATGTATCTTGTAGCGCAACGACTTGCGCAACGCAGTCTCACTGCGTTCAGTCTCAATGCGATGGATCAACAACTTGCGCAGCTACGGCGCGTCAGTCTCAACTCGAGTCGCAAGACGCATTGCCGGCCGCTGGCGCGTGAGATCCTCGAGGATCTCGCCGGCCGTGATCCCCATCGCCTCGAGCTCCCGGAGCTGGTCGATGGCAGCGCGGTCCCGCTGCCCGCCTCCGCTCAACGGAAGCACCCGGATGTCTGCCTGGGACGGCGGCAGGCCCGCCAGGTACGACAGCAAGAGCCGCGCGGCCGTGATCCTGGTAGTGGCATCGGGCAGCAGAGCGTAGCTCCAACCGTTGCGCGCCTCCTTGTCCGGAACCCGGGTTGATGTAACGGCGCCGGTCAGCGCGGCGAAGAGCTCGCGATGGATGACTTCCAGGTCATCGGTGCCGGCGCAGAGATCACGAAAGCGCTCGAGCCCCTCCTCCGCGCGCTTGCGACCGCTCTTCGAGTCCAGGTTCTCGAGCAGGACCGAAGGCATCGGTGTTTCGGCTAGGTGAATCGTGCGCACCGCGCGAAATTTGCCCTTTCCCCGGGCGGCGTCAACCCCTCCGCGGTGCGTACTGCTGGTCTCTCCTCTTCCTTTATTGGATTGAGGCCTGTGGAGCAATGATCCGCAACTATTGATTCATTTTACCGTAACATTGAGAGATGAAGGCGAAAAATAAACATGCCGTAAAGTGTTGATGCCTATCCGGCGTGCAGAAGAGTTGATATTATTATGCTCTACATGCTTGACCCGTGAGCAGTGATCCCTCAACTTGCCGGTGTCGGGTGAGTTCCACCCGATAAAACAAAGGACTAGAGATGAAGATAATGACGACAGTTGAGAGGCTCCTGGTGAACCGGGCGCTTCTGGTACGGGCAGCGCAGAGCGCCCGTGGTACGGAGCGGCAGGTGCGGCTCCTTGATGCGGCGAGCATGATCCGTCAGCGCGTGGAGCAGATGACCAGGAGGGCGGCATGATCGCCCAGGACATCATGCCGGGCATCGCGAGCCGCGAGGAGGCCGAGCTCGAGCAGCGCAAAGCCCAGGCCGGCGCCTATGAGATTAAGATCGTGCGGGCTCTGGTGGTCCGCGAGGACTCCCCAGACGACGTTCTAAACCGGGCCGATAAGATCGCGGCTTTCTGGCGTGAGAACGTCGAGACCTCGAGCTGGTTTGACCCGGACAAGGAGGCGGTCGTGGTGTTCATCCTGAACCGCCGAAATCGGCTGATAGCTTTCAACATGGTGAGCCTGGGAACGGCCACCGCTTCACTCGCCCATCCCCGGGAAGTATACCGCGCGGCGATCATCGCGGCCGGGTCAGCGGTGATCCTCGCCCACAATCACCCGTCCGGCGATCCGAGCCCGAGCGCCGCGGATGTCCAGCTGACCCGGCAGATGCGGGAAGCGGGCGTAACGCTCGAGATTCCGATTCTCGACCACGTAATCGTTGGCCGGCAGACGGCGGATCCCCTTGGCCGCGGCTACTATTCCTTCAGGGAGGCGGGTCTCCTATGAGCGCCCGATATTCCCACGCGCTGCAATGCGCCAAACGGGTAGTGATCGCCAGCGGCCGGCCGAACACGTTTCGTTTCGTGGTCAATGACCCCATCGAGGGCATTTGCACCATGAGCGGGCCGGTATACGAGCTCGAGGGCCGCGAGGACCGTTGTTTGGCCGCGGTCTGGTCTTACGAGGACGGCGCCTACCGCGGCGAGGAGTTTGTCCCGAACGGCAAGATTGCCGCGGCCGTGGAGGAGTACTCATGACCGCCCAGCTCGACATGTTTGCCAGCGCAGCGCCGACATACCCGCCGCACCTGGACCCGGAGAAAGCGGCTTACGTGTTCGTCGACCAGGTCACGATCCGTGACCACGTTGGCGAGGAGGACCGCGGGAGGCTTGGCAACAACCGCGAGGTTTACCAGGTGAGCGTTCAGGACAAAGGCGGAGAGGTGCTCTTCGCCGAGACTTTCACGACCGCGCAAGCGGCGTCCAATCGAGCCGACGACATCCGGCAGCAGTTGTACAGAAACCAGCAGCGGAACCTTTGGTAACCGCTCCACGAAAGAACCCATGAAGCAAAAGTTAATCCTCGCCCTGGTCTTTGACCGGCCGCCTAGCGACGAGATCCGGTCTGATCTCGAGGGCCGCAGTGATCCATTCGTCCAGGTACCAAGCCTAACGATCTGGAAGCGCGCCGTCGGGGGCGGTCCCAGCTCCACCCTCCTCCAGATCGACATCGGCGGAATGAACGAGTTCGCGGTCACCCGCGGCGCCCGGGCGTTCCTCTTCACGAACGAGGGCAACCTTGAGGCCTTCATCAAACGGGGGTGCAGGTGAAGAACGCAACCCGCATAGATTTCCCAAACATCGTCGCTGTCCTCGGTGGCGCCGAGTACGCCCTCGCCGGCAAGCGTGACGTCCTGGTCAAGGTGCCCGGATGGTCTCCCCTGGTGAGGCTCAGGCGCGCGGCGCTTCCGCTCCAGATCCACTGGACGGCATTTAACCTGGCGGACGCGGCCGCGGCAGAGATCCGCAGGACCGGAAAGGTCGCATCATGACGATCCTCAAAAAGAAGGTCGCCCGGGTCACCAGGAAACCCCTCGGTCACTCCTTCGGCCCGGATCACAAGCGCCCCCTGGTGTGCGCGTTCATCCCTGGCAACGGGGTAGACGTCCACGATCTCCTCGAGCTGCGGCCCCACGGGACCCGGCGCCCGGAGCTGGTGGCGCTCCAGGACGTTTACCGGTTCGCAATCAGGTGCCGGGTTAATCGCGAGCTCCTCGAGCACGCCAGGACAAAGAAAGCGGCCAAGGCGGCCGCCAGGGAACGCCGGGCGATCGCCCGAGCGGACAAGAAGATCAGCAACGCAGCAAACTACTAAAAACATGCAAGCGATACAGACAAAGGTGCTACCCACCGCAAACACGCGCGGAACCAGGATAAAGGCCACCTGCGCTCGAGGCTCAATAACGATCAGCTATCCGGACCTGTCCGACGACAAGGCGCACCGCGAGGCGGTCCGATGCCTTGTCCAGGGATTCACTCTCGAGGACCTGAACCTATACGGCTCACCGGTCGACGGAAATCCGTGGAATAGGAATTATGTCACCGGACAACTTCCGGACGGGAGCTATGCCCACGTCTACACAGACGGCATGCCGGCGCCGGAGGACGTGAAGAAACTTGTGGATGCCCTCAGCGTGTCCATCGCAACGATAGAGCGAGTTCAGCGCTCGCACGGGATCTCCTCGGTCCAGGGAACGCTGGACGTAGCCAACGCAGCGATCGCCAAATTCGTATAATATGACTACCCCCGCACTGACAGAGCGCGCGTTCCTACGCGCCACTACCAACGACAAGCCCGGCGATCGCCGGCGGACATACCGAGCCTGGAGGCGCCTGGTGGCGCAGTGGCTCCGGATGCAGAGGATGGAAGGGAGGGCGACATGAGTCCCACCCTTTCCGACACTCGGTCGGCGCCGGCGGATCCTCACACGCCCGGCAACTGGAGCTGCACCGAGGATGGCCGCTTTCCGATCGTCATCGTATCAGACCACAAGAGCCTAAAGGACCTGGACGGAACGCTCATTTGCGCGATCAACATGAGCCTTGGAGCCAGATCCTTCCAGGAGCAACTCGCGAACGGCCGACTGATGGCCGCGGGTCCCGATATGCTGATGGCCCTGAAGATGGCCGCCCAGGCCGACATCGAGCAACGGACCCTAACTACCCTCGAGAGCGCGTTTGTCCACGCCGCGCTAAAGAAGGTGAAAGGCCCGCAGTGAGCTCCTACACCATCATCTCGGCCGCGCTCGACCGCGCCGCAGCCTGTAAGGTCGACGGCACGACCCCTACAGACTATCCGTTCGTCGTCTCCATCCTCGAGAACGTAGGTCTCACCAGGACAAAGCGAAAATACTTCGGCAAGTTCAAGACGCGCGCCGAGGCCGACAGGATCCTCGAGAGCTGGCGCAATCACCGTCCGAAGCTCTACGACCTGCACCCGCCGTCCCAGGTGGTACTGCTCGAGGTCGAGAGCCACCCCCAGGTCTACGCCGGCGTCGAGACCGGACAAACCGAGTTCTACGCCAAAGCAAAGATACCCCTGGGCCTGCAAATATCGGCATCGGTTATCTCGGTCCTGGGCCGCGGACTGTCCGCCGGCGCGGCTGTCGGAGATTGGAATCGCCGCGCGCGGCTGGACGGACACAAAGTCGACGGAAGGATTACGCTATGATATCAAACATCACCACCAACACCCTCGAGCCCTGGCAGGATCCGGATCTTGTCGAGCGCTACGATCTCCACATCCACGGTACGGCCGCCACCGGCCATGCGTACACCGTCACCGCTATACCGCGGATCCAGGGCGAGCCCCTGAAGCAGTGGAGGTTCGACCACTACCGCCAGGCGCGGCTCGAGTACCTCGAGCTGTCCGTGGCGCTCAACCGCCGGCGCGCCGGCGTCCTGGTATGAAGTCCCCAGACTTCGCGGCGATCGAGTCGCCCAGGATCCCCGCGGTACTCCCGCCACCTTCAAAGCCGGTCAATATATCATTGCTTGACATCATGCGGGCCGCCGTGATCCGCTGGCTCCGCAACCAACCCTAGGACAAATCTTCATGAATACAGACATCGTCAAAGTTAAGAACCAGGCGGAGCTCGATGCAGCTCTGGCCGCGAAGGCCGAACAGATCGACATCCGCGGCAAGTGGAATAATGTCGTCATACCCGAAGGAGCAAAGCTCAAGAGGGTCGACGTGTACGGCACCGTCGAGGGCTCGGTCTACGTGTACGGCACCGTCGAGGGCTCGGTCGACGTGTACGGCACCGTCGAGGGCTCGGTCGACGTGTACGGCACCGTCGAGGGCTCGGTCGACGTGTACGGCACCGTCGAGGGCTCGGTCTACGTGTCCGGCACCGTCGAGGGCTCGGTCTACGTGTACGGCACCGTCGAGGGCTCGGTCGACGTGTACGCCACCGCCAAAGTGGGCTCGGTCGACGTGTACGCCACCGCCAAAGTGGGCTCGGTCGACGTGTACGGCACCGTCGA